TCTTCCGATCTGTTAGTGCTTCATTCATTACTGATAATGAAATTAGTGCTGGTGATTGGAATGATACAACAGATGTAGTTAGAAGTAATTCTGCCATATGGTCACAAGGAAATAGTGCTGTAAATGATTTGGTTACAGCAAATAGTGCTACTTGGAATACAGTTAGCAGTAAACTTGATATAACAGCTTTCTCTACTGTATCTGGTGATTTCTTGACTGCACACCAAGATCTAAGTTATATAAGTGGGCAAGTAGATAATAAACTTGATACAACAGCATATACACCAAATGCATTTTATCCTATGGAAGGAAATCCAAGTGGATTCTTGACAGGAGTTGATTTATCTAACTATTATACAAAGAATGAAACATACAATAAAACAGAACTTTATACAAAGACAGAAGTAGATTCTTTGATGGATGGCAAGATTGTTGTTGTAACAGCATTGCCTGCTATAGGTGATTCTAATGTAATATATTATGTAGGGCCAAATACAAGTATTAGTGGTAATGATAAGTATGATGAATATATCTGGGACAGCACAAATGAAAGATATATTCAAGTTGGTGAACATTCTCTTGATTTAAGTAACTATGCTACTACTGATAATATAGCAGATGTATATGATTTCGTAGATACAAGTTTACAAGATAAATTAGATGTTTCTGCTGTACAAGGAATAAACAATACTATTACTGGTATAAATGGTTCTGCTATTAAGGATACAACATATAATGCTGGTACTAACATTGACATCACAAATAATACCATTAGTGGTAAGGATTGGTCTGAAGAAATTGCATCTGCGGTAAGTGATAAAGCAGATAATCAAGATGTTGAAGATCTATCTAATGAAATGGCACAAGGATTTGCTGATTTAGGTGATACAATAGAAAGTAAACTTTATACATCTTCTTTTGCTGAAGTTAGTAGTACATTCTTGACTAAAACAAGTGCTGACCAAGACTATTATTTAAAAACAGAAACAAGTGCTGCACAAGAAATTGCTGATGCTCTAACAGCTAAACAAAATTCATTAACAAATGAACAATTATCAGCTATTAGTTCTGTTAGTGCTATAAAAGGTACAATCCTAACTGGTGATTCAAACATTCGTGCTACTTCTGCTGAAGAAGGAAATAACATTAAATGGACTTTGGAACTGACAGCACAACCTGTTGTGACAGACACAACATTGAGTGGATATAGTGGAATTGTAGCAACAAAGGATTCTGTTGTATCTAGTCAATGGAATGTTGGATTGGAACAAGGATATGTTGATTCTATCACAAGTATAAGTGGCAATAGTGGTCATTGGAATGATGCATATGAATATGCCACAAGTGCTTCAGCTATTGGTGTGATTACGAAATCTGATGTAGATGAGATTTGGGCAATCGTCACAGGTGAGAGAGCATAAATAGAATGTGAGGTTTAATAATGCCAGTGACAATAGATGATGAACCAAAATATATTACTACTTCTGCTTTGAAAGATGTTATGAAGTTATTAGATAACGAAATTCAAACTGTAAGTACAACTGTGACAGCATTGAATAGTCTAGTTCAATCAAGTTCAGCAACATGGAATACTGTTACTGCTTTATCAGGTAAACAAGACAAAATTGATTTTGAATATAAAGAATTGGAGATGTAAATTATGCCAGATATAAACACAAGTGCAATTTATAAAATTGATGGTTATCGTTTATTAGCTGCAAGTGCTCAGAGAGCCTTGGGTGATAGCAATGGTGATGACATTACTGCAACCTATTTAAAGAAAGCAGATTTTACCAATGCTAGTGGTAAATGGGAAGATGCTGCTAATGCAGTAGCATCAAATAGTGCAACATGGGATAAAGTTGAAAATAAACTTGATACAAGTGATTTTGAAGCTTGGTCTGCTGGTAAAGATTTTGATGCATATTCCGCTGGTTCTAACATTGACATTACAAATCATGTAGTTAGTGGTAAAGACTGGACTAATACCATCACCGCTACTGCTGATGCAGCTAGTGCCAATGCTGTTGATACTGTTGAAGGCAAATTTGGCTATAATTCTAATAATGAAATTACTGGGTATAATAATTCTGCTTTCGCAGGTGAAGAATATACCGCTGGTGCTGGAATTGCTATTGATAGCAATAACGAGATTAGTGTTACTGGTAAATATGTAACTTCTGCAGATTCTACATTAGCAGATAAAATGCTTGTTCTCCATAACAATGCTTGGATGGAATTGCCAGAAATGGGTGGATTTGCTACTGCTAATTCAGCTGCAGGTGGTGTTCCTGATGTTCAAAATCCTTCTACTAAATTAATTTATTTGGTAAAAGATAGTACTGTTATTGGTGATGATAAGTATAATGAATGGATTTTTACTTCTGCAGATGCTTCTACTACAGCATGGGAAAAAATAGGTGATACAACCTTAGATTTAACTAATTATGCTACTACAGCATGGGTTGATGGAAATTATGTTGCTAAAACAGCTACTGCTAATTGGGATGTTACTGAATATACTGGAACAAATGGTATTAGCATCTCAAATCATAGTGTAGAACTTGCACCTGCTTATAAGACCGCAGTTGAAGATGTTAGTAGCAAATTGAATACAAGTGATTTTGAAGCTTGGTCAGGTGCTGCTACAACTGATATTACTCCATATACTGCTGGGGCAAATATTGACATTACGAACCATGTAGTTAGTGGTAAAGATTGGACTACAGATATTGAAGCTGCTAGTGCTAATGCTGTAACAGAAGTTGGAAATAAATTTGCTACTTCTTCAGATGGAACAAATACATATATTACTGCATATAATAATACAGCATTCTACACTCCTGATATGAGTAAATATGTAACAACAGCAGTATATAGTGCTAATAGTGCTGTATGGCAGGATGCTGCATCTTGTGTTAGTTCAAATTCTGGTGCTTGGACACATGAATTTACTATGGTGAATGTTCCTGATTTGGCTAATGTTCCTGACATTACAAATCCATAATAAATAAATCATTATAAAAGGATTTATTAATGCAATTAATTGGTGGAATAGATAGTACAGGTTTATATGCTACTGTTGCAAAAGATTATCTTTATGATAATGCTGGTACAGCAGCTAGAGAACCAATAAGTGCTTTGCGTGCTAAACAAGATGCATTGACTTTTAATTATTACAATAGCAAGATTACTGGTGTCAACAATAGTGCTATTGGTGGTCCTGGTGCTTTATCTGGTCTTGCTTATAGTGCTTCACCTAATGCTTATTTTATACCAATAGATAAAAATTTAATCTATAAAAGTGTAGAAGTTGATGGTGTTACTTATACTGGTATTGGAATCAATACTAATGGTATAACTACAAATAGTACTGGCTCAACAGGACAATATAGTTTTGTAATAGGTAGAAATACTCATGCTGTAGATGGTGGTTTTGCAGGTGGTATTGGAAGTTCTGCTGATGGCGAAGGTTCTTTTGCTATTGGTAATACTTCTTATGCTTCCAATGGTGGTCATGCTATAGGTAATAATGTAAGTGCCTGTGGCCAAAATATACTTGTAATTGGTAAATATAACTATCAACAATCTGATGCATATCTAGTTATTGGTAATGGAACTAATAATTCAGAAGGAAAATCTGATATATTAGTTGTTGATAATACTGGATTAACTGTTAATAGTGATATAAAATATCGTTTTGAAAATAATACTTCTTCTCTTACTTCATTGACAAATACAGTAAATGAATTAAACACTACTGTAGTAGGTTATAGTACAATTATATGTACAGTTGAAGATAATTACCAAAATTGGAATACTACTTATACAAATGTAAATGCTAGTTCTACATATTGGAATGGTGCTTATGATACAGTTTATTCAAATTCTAGTAATTGGAATTCAATAGCAACAAATGGTATTACTGGTGTTAGTGTTGACAGTAATCCTTTAACAGTAACCAATAATACTGTAAACATTGATTTATCTAATAAAGTAGATAAAGTAACAGGTAAAGGTCTTTCTACAAATGATTATGAAACTTCAGCTAAAACAGTGGTAGATAATGCTGCATTAGTTATTCCAACTGGTGCTAATGCTAATAACCAACTTGTATCTAATTCTGCTATGCAAGCAGCTATTGCTAATGTTGGTCATTTTGAGATTGTTCCATTAGTTAATGATGAACCTTCAGTACAATCACCTGATACAAAGATTTTCTACTTGACAAAGCCAAGCACAGCGGCTGCAACTGACCCATATACTGAATGGATTTATACATCATCTAGTCCTAGTGATACTGCTTGGAATGTAATTGGTTCTACACAAATTGATTTAAATGGTTATGCTAAAGTACCAACAGCATATACTGCAAACCACATTATAACATATGATAGTACAACACAAACACTTCTTGATGCAGGTGTAACAACTGCTGATTTGGAAGGTAGTATTACTGCTATATCAATCAATAGTAGTACTTTACCCATTTCTCAAAAGAGTGTAAATATACCATTAGCCACAACAACAACAGATGGTGCTCTTGGTAGTGCTGATAAGGTAAAACTTGATGGTATAGAAAGTGGTGCTAATGTAAATGTTCAAGCAGACTGGGCAGAAACAAGTACAGCAAGTGATGCTTACATAGAAAATAAACCAGATATAGTAATTCCATTGACAAGTAATGCTTTTGCTGCACCAACAAACATTGTAGTAGTTAGTGCTATGCCTTCTTCACCAGATCCAACAACAATCTATCTCGTTAAGGAAGCAACTTAATGTCAATTAGATTTGGTGGAAATAAAATGGGTGAGATTCGCTTTGGCAATACAAGAATTGCCAAAGTTTATTTTGGTAATACATTAGTTTATGATAAACCTTATATAAAGATCAGATTTTATTTTGATAGAACAGATATAAATCCTCGTGGAAAATTAGGCACAAGAGCAAAAGCATGTGGTGCTGAATGGTTATCAACATCTGATCCTCATGTATGGGAAGTCATTACTCCTTTATATACTCATGGTGCTGGTTCATCTGACCCTCTACTTGGTCTTTGTAAATTATTTGTAGGTGATGGTGATGAAAATGGATTATTGTTACAATCTACTGTTGGTACATGCCAAGTTTTAGAGATTACTGGTGATACAGATAAAATTGAAACACTAGACCGTTTGTTCCAAAAATGTACATCAATAACAAGTGTAAGTACTACAGGATTTTATGACAAATTTGCTAATAGTACAACATTAATTAATGTGAACTCTTTATGTAATGGTGATACTGGTATAACCGATGGTTCTTCATATGCTGGCTATCTTGTATTGAAAGATTTACAAAACATAAACACCCACGCAGCTACATTCTCTAATGCTGATAGTGCTGCTAATTTAGCACAAATCCCTGTTGGTTGGGGTGGTACATTTGCACCTCCTGCTACAGTTCTTGCTATTACAAAGGTCAATGCCGGTGGTTGGTCAGTTGATACATCTGATCCTAATTGTCCTGACTTTACTACTGTTACTGTATTTAGATTATTCACTACTTCTAGTATATCAAAATATAATGGTGTGAATATGAAAAAGAGTAACATTTGGAATAAGGCAAATGGATTCGTAACTTCAACATCAACATACTATTATCCTTGTTTCTTCCAGGGTACAGGTACTTGGCCTACAGGAACTTCTGGTACTCCATATCATCCTACTTGGATATTCTGTTCTGATAATTATAATGGTATGCTTACTGCTTCACAAACAGAAGGAGATATGCCTGGTACGCTTGACGAAAATATGATTGGTGACTTTACTTGTAAGTATGGAACATTTGATTCTACTAAACAAGTATACTTTGGATTCTTGGTATTAAATGACCCCGCTGATTTGAATTCATTTGATCCTAATAATGAGTTCGCTATACATTCTAACACCAATTTCAAGAATTGTAATTTAAGTTGGTATATCCCTAATTAATATATAAATTATGTCTATACAATTTGGTTCTGATAATATGGGTGAAATTAGATATGGTAAGGAAAGAATTACCAAAGTCTATTTCGGTAATACTTTGGTTTATGACAAACCATATATCAAAATCAAGTTCCATTTTGATAGAACAAATATAAATCCTCGTGGAAAATTAGGTACAAGAGCCAAAGCCTGTGGTGCAGAATGGATTTCTACAGATGACCCACAGATTTGGTATGTTATTACACCATTGTATGATAAAGGAACTGCACCACACGATACTTTAACTGGTATAGGTAAATTGTTTTGTGGCGAGAATGATGAAAATGGAACATTATTACAATCTTCGGTTGGAACCTGTCAAGTATTAGAGATTACTGGTGATGTAGATAGAATTGAAACTCTTGATAGACTTTTTAATAAATGTTCAGCCATTACAAGTGTAAATGTAACTGGTTTCTATAACAAATTCGCAAATAGTACAACATTGGTAAATGTAAATTCATTGGTAAATGGTGATTCTAATATAACAGATGGTACTTCATTATCTGGTTATAATATATTAAACACTATATTAAGTATCAATACACATGCAGCAACATTTGCTAATGCTGATAGTGCAGCCAATCTAGCACAAATACCTGTTGGCTGGGGTGGTACACAAGTTCCACCTTCTACATTGATGGTAAGCAATAGAGGTCGCTGGTGGAATAATTATGATGTATGGACTATTACCGCTGATGGTCCTGATTGGACTAATATGATGGGTGTCTATATCTTGACTGAATCAAAGATTTCACAATTTACTGGTGTTTCAATGAATAGAAGCCGTATTAAAGATATAAACAGTTTTCAACATGGTACAGGACATCCTTTATATTTCTATCCTTGTTTTATGCAGCATAATTCAAACAATGTAACTTGGGCTGTAATGACTGAAAGACCAAATGGTCATCTTGAAGCAAATCAAGGTAATACTGATATGCCTGGTGTTCTTGACTATACTACATATGGTGCTTTTGCATATGAATTTGGTACTTATGATTCTTCACAAGATGTGTACTTTACATTCTTTGTTACTGATGTACCTATAGAACAATGGGGTGGTTTGAATACAGCATATGGTATTCTTTTCAATAGTTACTTTAATACTGATGCTGGTTTAAGATGGTTTACGAAGGTTTAAAAACCATAATTACAATCATCTATTACTAGATAATAATCACTGTTATTAATCCACACATAATTATATAATGGATATAGTATTAGATTGGTAAGTGAAGATTAAATAATTACTTCAATACTGATAATAGTTTAAGAAAGTTTAGAATCCTTTTATATACAAATATTTTGAATATAAATCCCATGTAATTTTAATTGCACGTGATACATCAAACCAAAATGCTCTTTGTTGTGCATTTGGCCCGTTATAAGAATATTCTGATGAAGAATTTGTACCACTTAAATTACATCATCTTGAAGATCAATTATATCTTCAACCATGTCATCATAGGCAGAAGCCAAATTTCCACTAACTCCATCAATCTGATCTGCCAAGAAATCATCTCTAGCAGACAATTTACCAAAGGTATATTTCTGTAGCCAAGAACCATCTGCAACTGTCTTTCTAGATACTTTTGAAGGAATCAACCCACTAGATGGGTCATTCATTTGTTCTTTTGTGGATTTACTCATATCTGCCATAATTAAAAAATCCTTTATAAACACTTATATAATGTATTTATAAGAAAAGGGGCTTTTATCAAGCCCCTTCATAACACACATAAAAACACGAATTTATCAAGAATTCAACGATATGGCTACCGTAATCATTCCAGTAATCAATCCAGCAATATATGTCCAGAACATAATGAGCATTGTGATGTATGCTTTATTCTTCAGTTTCTTGTACTTTTCCAAAGCTCTTGTCCTTTCCATAATGATATGGCGACCTGCCACATGGTCAAATAGGCCATCTGTCCTTTCGTGGGAATTGTGGACTATCTTGATTTCGTCAGATATATCAATCTTCAATCCGGCAAACAGTGCATCAATGCCCATTGCTACGTCTTCGTAACCCCAGTTTCCACTAAATGCTGAAGAATCAAAGATCTCGTTTTTCAAGTTATAGACTTTCTCCATGAAGGCCACGTGCTTTCGCAGTCCTTTCTTCGTGAACCCGGAAATTACAAGACCACCCAATCATACCGGTCACCATCAAGTCTAGCTTCTCTTCAAAGGACTTGGCTTCTTTCCAACATTTTACCGCATTAGACACAATTCTCAAGTCGGAATAGTTGAGTTCCTTTTTCAACCACAAGTTATCCATATTGGCGGTCAATAAATCAGATGGTGGCTGCTTTAGTCCTTTGATGTCTGTGTGTATTCTCGTTCCAAATACAAGTTCGTTTTCTTCAAGCAAGTCATCGTATTTGGCCAGGAAGTCGTTCTTCTTTGGGTAAGAATCACCATCAATGAACACAATGGCATCGCTATCTGAATCAAGAAATTCCTTCACTACTGAATTCCTGTTCTGACATCTACCTTTTAGGACAGTATTGTTTATACAAGTAACATTTTCTCTACTCGTATCAAACGGTGCATCGTCAGAGCAAATGAAGATCTCAGATGGCTTCTTGACTTGCTTGTCAAGTTTCTTCAATGTGGATTCAATGAAGTCATTCTGATTATGGTTTATCAAGCATACAGCAATTTTCATTTTTTATTTTCCTTTAAGGAATTTTACGGTCATTCCATCAACATACACATCAGTAATTCTACCATCAGATTGAATTAATCTCAAGTATTCATTATCTTTCATGTCAAAGACTTTTTCTGTCTTTACAACATTCTTGACTATTGAAGTAAAACAGAACTTTGAATTGCATATTTCAACTTCATCAGTCTTTTTTGAAGGTCCTGCAAATACAACCAATGATAATAGAAGAATGAATGGAATGAATTTTTTCATATGTTGAACCTTTACTATCTGAATAGATAGTGTACTAGAACGGGTGGGATTTGATACTCAGGATTCTTTTCAAAATCTACATCAGGAACCCAGACCATCAATTCACAGTCTTCGTTCATGAACTTAGTGTTGTTTTCAGGTGCTTTGTTGACTTTCTCAATTAGTTCCTTATTCTCTTCCTGAAGTTTCTTCAATTCTTCCTGAAAATCATTGAACTTTTCTGTAATGATTGGATTCTTGTTTGCATCTATTTTAACAGAACCATCTTCGTTCTTGTCAGCAAACTTAACCAACAAGTCTGCAGTCTTCTTGTTGTATGCTTGGACTTCAGGGTCATTGTTTGGATTGTAGATCTTGGAAGTAATTTCCTTATACTTTTCAGACAAAGCAATAATGTTGTCTACAATGGACTTAGAAACATCGTAGCCATAACTATTGTTGGTCATGCTATTGAGTGTTTCAAATAGTACTTTTACTTCATAATTCTTGAATGTTGTTCTCTTTTGTTTTAGCATTTTTCCCTCATATTTGAAAATTTTATGTATTTATACCACACCGGCCATCACGAAAATTAAAATCCTTATTCGTGAAAATCTTATTTTTACCTATTTTTGATTTTATGTTACCGTGGGGTGATCTGTGATTTCGTCATGTCAGATATATTTGCAAAATGTATATTGAAGTCTTCTTCTTGTAATAGTTTATTTTTTGGTTTTATCTTTGAATAGTATTTTATTAGAAATCCTTTGTTCTTCAACCAGTTTATTTCGTTCTCGTAAAGGAAGTTTATGAATACTCCATATATCTTTTTTGATTTGGTAATCCTGTACACGAAAAAGGCACTCTTGTTTGTCTTATCAAAAGCATTTTGTTCTTTTGGTGTGGCTTCGTTTGCCAATGGATATAGGAAATCACCAGTTTCGTTAAGTTTGTTACACCATTTATTGAAAGTATCATCATGCCATTCGTCACCCAAGTCAACTTCATGTTCTGCTTGCCAAGCATGGATTAGTTCATGCACAAGAGTATTTTTCATTAACTCTGGTGTGGCATTGTAAAGGGCAGTATTGAGTTTAATAATATGTGTTCCGATTGGCTTGGGTAGATAATGTTGCTTCAGCACCATTTTGTGTATAGTATTTCCTTGACCAACTTATTTTGAATGGAGACTTAATGCTGTTGCGAAAATACTTCTTATTATATTCCTTAACAAGATCCTCAATGACTGATATATTCCAACGCATATATTATGTATTAGAGATACTATTTGCTGCATTAATAATTTTCACCCAAGTAGTAACATTTGTAATACCATTATTAATTGAAGATACACCTTTAGCATCAAAAATAACACAATAACCAGGCATAGCATCACTACTTATTGTAATTTCACTTGGTGAAATAATAGTTTCAAATTTTGTAGTAGTATTAGAACTAGAAAATGTCATTTGACCTTGTTCTACATCTATAGTTCTTTCTCTAACACCTTGATTGCATTGTTTATATTTTATAATATCATTCTCTGCAGAAATTTTCATATAACTATGATCTGTACCAGCATTTATAAAAAATCCATTAGCAGATATATTGTTGCCAGAAAAATCACCAGAAATCGTTGTTAAATATCCACTTGGATTATTTGATAATGGATAATACAAAGTATCAGCGCTTGCTTGTGTAAGATATGTTGATGCTGCTACACTACTATCTAATTTAGTACCAAATTCTGTTGACAATTCACTAACACTACTCGTTTCTGTTTTTGTGTAGTATTGACTTAAATCTATTGTAGTATCACCAATCAATTCAAATGTTGCTGGAGATGTGGTTATATCTGTACAAATATATTCTTGATACTTATCAGATCCAGTTTGAGTGGTATCTTTTACTAGATAGATTGTTTTTGTGTTTGGGTCAGATACATCACCAGTAGAAGCAACAACAGCATAGCTACCAAAATTAGCAACGGCTTGTTGAAGTGCTGTAATAGAATCATTGATTCCTTGTTTTGAATTTCTCCAATCTGCATCTATTGCTGACCATCCACCTATTCCTGAAAAACTATTTGGCATATACTACCTCTTAAAAATCAATACCTGTTATTGTTCCTGATCCTAAATTTGTTCTAAATACTTTTTGTGCTAAATCATAAAATCCACAAACATTATCTGAGTTTCTTCTTACTGGAACTAAATCAACTTTCAAATTACCTTCACTATCATAAATTTTGAAACTATAAAAATCAGCATTACAATAAACATCAACATTATTTGAATTGTTACCACAACCCACCCACATATTCCAATAACAATTACTAACTGAATTATTGGGTGGTGTTACTGTTGCAATTTGTAAAGATGTTTCATTATCATATAATGTTGCTTTATAATTGTCAGTATTATTAGATATAACAATTTTTAAAACTTTATTTGGAACACTACTATATAATCTTGTTTCTGCACCTCCTCTTGCATAATAAAATTGTCTTGAATCATTAAATTTACTAAATAAAAAATAGTTATCAGAATTAAATGAACCTGTTCTAGAACCAAATAAACAGTTAAAATCATATCTAAGTGGTGAATTAGTTAAACCATAATCCTGGAATACACATTCTATACTATCAGAAGTTAATGGTTTTATTCCTGTATCAACATAACAGTTGACCATTTTTACTGCTTTCAATTTTGTATAACCATCTATAAATGGTGGTTCAGTTAAATCGGTTACAACCATCTTATCATTAAACCTTAGTTTCTTTCCTGTTGGTGATACTATTCTCATTGATTAACCTCCAACCAAGTAAGAGTTCCACCATCATCAACACCAAGGATATGGCGACCTGTAGTAGGTTTGGCAGTCAAGACACCAGACAATTCTGTCAACATTTGTCCAAGTGAAGATTCCAAGTCAATTACAAGTTTGTTATTGGTAGTATCTTCTGTAACAGAAACATAATCTCCACCAGTGATAGTCAATGCTGGTTCAGATTCAATGAATCTTCTAGCAGATACAGTTCCATCGGCAGAAACTATCATGGCATTGGAACGCTGTATGTAGTTGTCTGTTGTAATGTATTTTTCGTCTACAAGGTTATTATTTTCGTCATACCAGTTATATACAGGACTACCTTCATACATTCCAAAATATTTTTCATACAAATTAAGTCTACCATTACCAATAGCAAGTAATACGCCAGTATTTTCTACTTGTTCTACAGTATTAGTAGCACTATTCCATCTCATTGTAGTACGGGTAGTTCCTTCAGCAGAAGTATTATATTTACCAAGTATTGTCTGGAAAGCATTAGCACGAAGTTCTTCACCTATTGCAGTAGAATGGTGACCAGATGTAATATTATTGAATCCAACATTGAATTGATGTGAACCATTTAAACCTAGGTTAAATGCACCAATCAAATTGATGTCGGAGAATTTTTCATCATGTGGCTGGTCATTCTGATAGATGGTATTATATAGACCAATTGTAGTAGAATCAGTAATGTTACTAGCAATAACAGAATGTGAACCAATAATTGTATTTCTACTAACACCACTAATAGCATAACCACTATAACTATTATAATATGTTGAACCATGACCAGTAGATGCTTTTACAGGTATTATAGAATCATAACGAGTTACATTTCTTGTGGTTCCTTGTGCATAAACTGTAAATGAATAAATAGAACCACCAGTTATAATAGATTCAATAATATCTGAAGGTATATTAGCAAAATGGTTATCTAGTCCTATAATTCTTAAATTAGAATTAGAATTTTTATAATCACCATTATTAGAATTTACTACAATTGTATTAGCATGTCCAAGTATATAATTTTGTGTATTCAAATAACCATAATATGCTGAATTTGGTGTAGCAATTAAGTTGTTTGTACCAAGTATTACTGAATCATGGAAATTATTATGAGATCCTATATTAGAACCTTCATATGCAGCATTTGATGATACTGCATTACCACCACCCATAACAACGAATCTATTTACACCATTTAAATCATTTTTTGAACCAGCAATAATTGTATCAAATGAATGTTGTATTCTATTATCACCAAAATTGAATACTCTAAAATCATCTCTCAATACTGGTGCTTCAAGGTCCCCATAATTTGTGGTTCTATATACTTTTGAACCATCCAAAGCACCAAAGCTAAATGATTCTTGAACTTGACCATATGCTTCAGTACCAATTAGCACATTTTCAGTAAAACATTCTTTATAGCCATTAATGGCATTTTCATTTTTATCTGAAGGATTATAAATTTCCAAATAACTTTTATATAATAAGTTATTTGTTACACCAGGCCATTCATTATTGGAACCAGATATATTTGATTGTATGATTAAATTATGACTAAAATCATTATTTGCAGTAAAATCAAATTTATTAAACCAATAACTTTCTCCACTATTTATATTATTTATATTATAGAACAAATTGTGGTCTAAACTATATCCATTTTGTTGTGTTAGTTTCGCACAATCAACATTGCTGAATATATTGTTATTTGTAATACCATTAAATGTTAATGTGCTATATACAACATTGTTATATATGTTATTATTGTCTAAGTAAGCAGTCATATTTACTATTTTGAAGTTATTATAAGTATTTTCAGTTGCTGTATTAGCAGATATATTTGAAGATAATACAACTCTTAAATTGTTTCTATCAAAAGTATTAGCAATATCTAAGTTTGATCTAACATAATCAAATTTATTATTGTTTATAGCATAAGCAGCACCATTTATATCACCAACAAAATCAAATAATTGATTTCTTTCAAAGTTTGTATGGATTCCATCCCAGTAACCAGTCATTCCTTGGTCAATGTTGCTAGATATACATGTACCACCAATATAACTTATACAAGCCATATTGTCAAAACCAGTTAATGTTGATCTTATTGATATATTCCTTAAGCCGACAGCATTTGTTCTAGTATTATAATAATTCCAATTATAATCTACATAGGTATTAGAACCACCAATTGCTATATTTTCTCCACCATAAGCCACAGATCCATAACCTATAGCCATGTCATAGTTTCTAGCTACAGTATTACCAACACCAATAGCAACAGTAAATCCATCATCGCCAGTAATATTTGTATTTAGCATTTTCAATGTATGGTTTTCACTACCAATTACTATAGAATTATGGTGGTCTGCACTATTGCCTTGACCAACTACCAAGCTCATAGTTTCTATATTGTGTGAATCAGTAGTACCAGATGCAGTAATTGGATTTTCTGTAAGTTTATTTTGTTTAGTATAAATTGCTTGTGAAAGGTCATTTACATGTTGAATAGCAGTATTTACTGCATTGTATCTGTTAGCAGAATCAGACCCATATTGTGCTGTATAAATGGAAGATACAATAGACCATGTAGCACTTGCTTGTTTTGCAGGTAACCAATAATACCTATAATAATAGTCAGATGTATCATTAGAACTATAACTAGATGTATTATAAATCCATCTTTTTATATAAGCACTTTCACCATATCCAGTATACCATGTACCATTTTCTTCATAACTAATACCATATGGATAGCTTTGAATAGCCCATGGTGTATATGGATAAATATATACATGATCATAACCTGAATTATATAATGTACCATTAATATAATTTTCTGCACTAACAGAATCCAAACCATTAGCAGTCAACAAAGAATAAATTTCATTTGCTTTATTAGCTGAATTCTGATATGCAGTAGTTCTTTGTTCTTCTAATTCAGTAATCTCAGTTTGAATTTGTTTTATTTCACCTTCAGACAAAATCTTTTGACTAATGTATGGATATGATTTACTGTAAATATATTGTTGTGTATTTTTTGTACTATTTTGATTACCAATTAAAATAGTATGAGCATAATTATTATTTTTATCTATATAATTTTCTTCTGTAGTATTGTTCCATCCAAAAATAATAGAATGACCTAAAGATATATTATTTTTTCCAATAGAAATTGCTTCATATCCTATTTTATTATGAATACCAAAACCAATATTATCACCAGTTATATTTGCAGTATTATTAGTTCCAATTACATATGATTGGTCGCTGGCACTATTATATTCACCAATAGTTATATTTTGACCATAAAATACTCTATTAAATGAACCAAGTAAAATAGAATTCATTGATGCATAACCAGATGCAGTATTATTATTGCCTATTATATGATTTCTAGTAGAATTTACATTATTATATTGATATGAATTTATATAATTATTATTACCTAATATAACACCATCTTCATCGGCCGATACAAAGTTATCATTACCAATTAAACTCATATCTGAGTAATTTATACCAGATATAATGTTATTAATACCAATTATAGATGTTTTAAAAGAACCACCATTCCAATTATTATTATTACCAATAACTATACCATCATAACTTCCATATGAACCTGGTGCATTTCTTCCATTATCATATCCAATAACAGATATTCTATTTCCACCACCGCCAACTACATTATAATCACCGAATATATTGGCTTCACCAAGACTTCCAAAGGCACTATTATTATCACCATGTATAGCAAGTAAACTTTTACCATGTGAAAGCATGTTCCAGTTACCTAGAACAGAACCATATATACATTCGCAAGAAGCAGAGTTTCTATTACCAATTAAGTGTAGGGCATAACCATAAACAGACATATAGTTGTCATAACCCATAACTACATGTTGCATTGAATCGCCAACAAGATAATTCCTATATCCAATAGTACATGCTTCGGTTGAACCGTTTATATAATTTGAATAACCCAAAGCAAAAGATTTACCTGTTGCGATGTAATTTGATTCACCAAAAGCAAAAGTTCTTCCATTAGCTGAATTTCCTTGACCAAAAACATAAGCATTATTATTAGCAGAATTTGCTTCACCAAATATGAATGAATTATCTTGTGCCCAAGATCCACCACCACCTATTACTAATGATTGGTTAATTGCGGTAGGTGTTCTACCCAAAGCATTTTGATTTATAACAATAGATTGATTTAAACTAAATATATTATTTCCAATACCAATAGATTTACCAGTTACATCTATATCATGATTACCTATTGCAATAGAATCTCCACCAGCACTTATATTTTTAGCATCAGCACCTAATACAATAGATTTACCATATGCAGTAACTATATTATTTTTTCTATAATTTATTTTATTATTAATAAATGAATTTATTGTATATTCTGTTGAATAGTTATTTGCTGTTACAAGGTTTCCTGGCTTTGCAGATTGTATATTACTAAAATTTTTAGAACCATTTACACCATAATTAGGGTCACCACCAGCATTTATTGCAATACTTTTACCATATGAACTCAATCCTTCACCAATACTAATAGAATCATTTGTTGACCAAGTTTTTCCTTCATCAATCGCAGTTGTTGTCTGCAAAGTTAATCCACTTATACTATCTTCAACTGGATATATTTTTTGATTTCCTATTACATAATAATCTACAAGATTATCTGTTGTATTCAATATACTGCTTGTACTATCTTCATATGAAACATTATCATATACTATACCATTATAAGCATTTTTATTAATATATGAAGATAAAGCTTTATATTGTGATAATAATGATGTCAATGAAGAATTTGATGTATTTTGTCTATTTTTACAAGATTCATATAGACGGAATTTATATTCTGATTGGTCATAATCATAATATTTATCAATGTAATAGCCAGAAACAGTGAATCCCCTGCTAACACCAGGATTATCGCTATAACTAGAATAACTAGAATCACCGATTAATGTCATTGTGAATATATTATTTTTATTACAGTCAAAATATGTATCTTTTCCTGCACGGGCAGAAAAAACATGAATTAATGTTGCTGATGAAGGTACTTCACTTTGGCTATTAACTCTAATAAAATTATTATTTTCATCATAATATCCTGAAAAATAACTTCTACTATAATTATTTCCATTATAAATCCAACCAATACTACCATCCCAAGTATTTAAGAATAATAAATGTGTATCAGTAGAACTTCCAATGTTTTCAAAAGTATTTGTTGCTGTATTATAAATTTGTTTATTTAAACTTATTGTATTTTTGTACACAACAGAATCATATGCCGTAAATGGTTTATATTCATTTGTTGCTGAATCAAAATAACAATACATTTTTCCAGAGAATGGTTTTATATTTCCATCTAAATCATTTGATATAAGTATTGAAGCATTTGTAGCTGTACCCATTCTACCAATACCAATAGAAGCCATCGTGGCTGACAAACCATTTTTACCAAATACAAGTGAACCTTCAGTAGCATAAACATTATCACCAATTGCTACAGATTCATTGGATGCAGATGTACCAAGTATTCCATTATTATTTGAATTATAACCATTCCATTTTGGAGAAATTGCAATACTTCTATTAGCTGATACTGCTCTACCTATTGCTATACCACCATTATATGCAAATGCAGGCCATAGATTATTTGCAGTATATGGTATTCCATTATAAACAAAATTGCCTTCATCATCAAAGTATTTTATTGCAGATATATCAGTTTTTACATATGTTGAATCTACCCAAAGTTCTTTAATGAAATTTCCACTTTCATCATGATAACCACCTTTGAAGGAACGATTTGACATAGTTAATATCATACCACCTTCAGCTTTACTATTATATCCGTGGTTAGAATCTTCTGCTATACCTATAGCAAATCCAGCATCTAATGCTGTTAAATTTGAACCTATAGCAAATGAATGATTTATTGCTGAACTATTAAGAGTACCAAATGTATATGAATCATTTTTAGCAAATACACCATTTCTACCTATTGATATAGCCCCACATGAAGCACATACACTATTATCACCAATAGAAATTGAACCAGATTCTGCTGTGGAACCGGAATTTTCAGATATAGCAAGGCCACCATTTATTGCATTCGAATTTTGTCCTATTGCATAAGATCCTTCATTAGCGAAAGAATTTTTACCTATAGCATAACTACCATTGTAAGCCCTATTTTTGTCACCTATTACGAATGAATTATTCCATTTATTGCTACTTACATTATTACCAGAACCAATATAAACAGAATAATCATCAAATATATTATTTCTATCTTCACTCCATTGTTTCCAGGAATTATCCAAATCTTTACCAATGTTGAACCATTCTCCAGCCCAAGCCACTTCTGTGCTAGGTTGGACATCTATACCACCGGCAGTCAATGTGCCACTATTACCGGTCACAGTATATACAGTACCTGTCTTAATGTCTACCAATTCGTTCAATTCATCAACAGACTGGGCTCCAGAATATGACAATGGTGAGCCAAGATTGTCTATTTGTTCTTGAAGATTTGAGAATGCGGTAGAAGGAACTTCTTTCTTTATGCCTTCTGCATCGTAATAATAAACTTTTCCATCATTTTCTTTAAAATAGGTATTGTGCTTAACTACAGACATCTATAAGACCTCAAAAAACAATAGGTTATACAATCTATTTATGACTTTTATTGCTTTTGAAATGAAATTAAGGAATCTGATACCAAGGGTCATTACAAATTACAGGAACCAATTCATAAGTATAATCACCTGTAAAATAATAGTCTGTATTTAGTAATTGTGGATCTGTAGTCGGTATATACTTATTAGACACCAAATTTATTGACACACTAACCAATGGTACATTAAATCGGAAACTTCTTTTATTAAATTCTAGCATAATGTATTTATGGCAAATAGTCTATATTTAAAAGAAAACCCGTCATAGACGGGTTAGTTTAATTTTTAAAATTATGTTGACTTTTTAACAAGTCTTATAGAACAACCACCTATCATATCATAAGTAGATTCATCCATAGAAGATGAATCATAATCAAATTTTCTACAATCGTATGTCGTTTCTGACATTCGTCCATCAACCCAAAGAAGACTCACTTTTCCAGGATTAGACCAAAAATCACCGACTCCATGACACCCGGCAGGCAAAAGATTAAATCCAAATTTATCTACGCCATTATTACTACTTCCACCATCATTCCAATCAGAAGTAGATTTTAATGCTTTACCAACACCATATTCTAAAAATGATGGTATTTTTTGTTGAAACATATAGAAATCACCATAGTCAGGAACTTTCCATTCTGTATTTGCCAAAAGTTCTTTTAATGTTTCTATACAATATGCATTATAAAGTAAACCATATTTTTTACCATTCCAACCATAAGTAGATTCATCTCTATTAAAATACCAAGCAGCTGGTGTAGTAGGCATATTATTTGGATTCAATGACATACCTTCAATTTTATAATCTAAATTTTCTGCCATCCAAGTATAATTACCAATATCAACAATTATATAATCTCTACCTAAAATATTTTCTTTTCTAACAGATCCACCAGTTTCTATATTTTCAATTAGATTTGCCAAATCTTCCAATTTAGCATCGTCTGTAACTGTAATACCTTTTTCTGTAATTGCTTGTATTATTGCCTGTTTTGCTGTAATTATTCTTTGTAATTCATTTTCTATACTCATATATTATTCCTTATATACTTTGTAAAATAGAATCTATATTACCAAGTTGTGCTTGTAATGCAGTTATAGAAGTTTCAACATCCTGTATTCCTGATGTAGCAAGTTTTGTAGCAGAAGCAACACCAGCCCAATCAACGATGAAAGCATCAGAATATACAGGGTCTTTTCCATCCAAATTACCATTACCTACAATGAATGCGGCGGAATTAACAGAATTATATTTACCTATAACTGTAGTAGCTTCTCCACTTGCTATTGTACCTCTACCTCCTGCGTGAGAATAATCACCAACTGCACTTGTGCTTATTCCTTCTGCATGAGAAGCATTACCTATTGCCGAAGTATTATTTCCTTCAACAAAAGCATATTGACCTTCTGCTGTACCATTCGTATTGACACCAATTACACCATTGTTTATTACAAGATCAGTTCCAGCAGCTAGAGTTGTTCCTACAGCACTTGTATTGATGGATGTAATGGTATTATTTTCACCAGCAAATGTTAATTTATCTTGCTTAGCATTGAAAGCAGTAGTTAATTGTTGTGAACCAGATGTCGCTGTCGTATCATAATAATGTGTAGTTTCTTGACTCCATTCATTTACACCATTATTATTAATACATGTAAATGTCCAATCTTGTCCTGTTTTTGCATTATTAAAAATAAATGGTTGAACACTATAAGTAATATATTGTGCTAATTGAGCATAAATAACACCGCCATTATTGTACTTACAAACAATTTGTTTACCAGCATCATATGCAGCTTTAATATCTGCATAAGGAGTAACACCATATTCAGCAACAAATACCTTGTCTTCTTTCAATTCTAATGCTGCATCAACATCCACAGTCTTCGCATAGTCAGTCAATTCAACAGTAGTTTCACCAATTAACACCCAAGTATTTTCACTTGAATCTTCTTCCTTAGTCCAAATCCATTCACAATACTTGTCTTCCTTTGTTCCTTTCTTGACTAGATAAATCTTTTTGACATCTGGATTTTCAACATTAGGAGGACTATCTTCACCTGTTCCTTCAGTAACTTCAAATCCACCAAAATCGGCAAATTTTTCATCAACTTGCGTTTTTGTATAGACTTTATCAGCATCAGCTTTCAAAGCAATAGCACCATTCAGAGCTTCAACATCACTTTCAACTGTACTTACTCTACCTTCCAATCTAGAGATGTCACCACCTACTTGGTCTTGAATAATCTCATTTACTGTTTCAGTAGAAGCACCAATCTTACTTTTTGCTTCATCATATAGTAAAATTTTACCTTCATTACCTGTAATTTCATCCAAATTGTTAAAGGTTGTAATTTTCATAAGCGTTAAACCTCTATTGCTGTTTGTTCGTCTATACCTAAAATTTCATCATCACTAACACCAAGCACTTTTGGATTCCATACTAGAATCTGGTTAGCACTTGTTTCGTTAATCTCTGCCAAATCATCCAAGTAATCGTAACTAGGCATCCATGTTCCAAGACATGATATATTCATATCCAAGCCAGTAAATGCAGTTGTATCACCTTCAATCTTGAATTTGTATGGTGAATTGTTTTTCAAGTTCAATCCAAAACTATAACTATTCATTCTATCAAATGTGTTGGTATCAACATAAACTTCGTTATCATCTTTATCCAATACTTTGAAGTTGGCTGAATAGATCTTTTCAAAATCTTCTGTTTCAGTAAACTTTAATTTATATGTTACATTCAAATTGAAATTCTTGATGTTCTTGTCTGCACTAAATTCATTGTTTTTAATCTTATAACCATTTGCTATAGAGATTTGAGAAGACAATGGATCTGCTATACTTGTTGTGGTATATGATTCATGGAATTGTCTTGTTGTATCGTGTATTCCAATTACCAAGCCATCTTTAGTTTCTACACCAAACAAAGGATAATGAAGATTAATTTCCTTTACACCAGATACACTAACCACATTTTCATCTATTGAGATGTTGTCACCAGCAGAAAGTATGTCTTGTTTTGTGTCAATGGCTGCGCTTAGAAAATCATCTGAAGCAATACGATTATAAACTTCTGCTTCTATTGCTGAGCCAAGGATGTTGTCACCCTCAATTCGCATGTCTGTTTCAGTATCTAGTTCTCCAGACAAGAAATCTATTTGGCCAGATAAGTAATTATAATGGCCATCTATCGTAGCACTCAAATATGAATCTGCAGAGGTCCTATTTGCTACTTCCCTATCAATGGCTGCACTAAGTTTCTCGTCTTCTTCTATTCTGGTATCTGTCTCTGCATCCAATTCACCAGAAAGATAGTGAACATGGCCTGAAAAATAATCAAAATGTTCGTTTATTTTCCCACTAAGGAATGTGTCTGCAGAAGTCCTATCTGCAATCTCTTTGTCAAGTTTACCACTAACTCCGCTAATTGTTGAAGACAAAGCACTAATGTCTTGCTTCAATGGGTCTATTACAGCGGAAGTATTCAATCCAAGTTCAGTCCAAACACCATTACCACTCAAAGTGGCTGAGTTGGTATTGATTGAATCTAACGCAATTACTTTTCCGCCGCTAATTAACATTGATAAAAACCTCTCATAATGTATTTATAAGAAAGTTCATTTTTTAATCTTAAATAGAAAAACACTAGAATCTGGAAATTCTAGTGTTGAATTTTGATTAAAAATGTCTAAAATTACAGATTATTTATACCAGAATTGGCATAAACATGTTTTTTACCGACTATTGCTGTGGCAGGTATATCCATTTTTGTATATAGACCATTCTTTTCATTTATATCATAAAAGAATCGTATATTTTTATCCAATGAATTCAAATCAATCTTAAATAGTGTATATTCATTTGTTAAATTTTCTATATTTTTCTTTAATGCTTGAACATAAAGTGTATCAACAAGATCTTGTATTCCTTGATCTTTTATATTGCCTTCTGTGACAAACACTCTATCTTCAGAGTATCTATACATTGGATTATTATTTGAAGCTTTTATTCCATTTTTCTCTATATCTTTTTCCTTGATACTTGGAACAAGATGATAGACATAGTTATATCTATCTTTCAAATCCATAGTTACATCATCTGGATTTTTCGGCTCAAATCTCATATCTAACCAAACACGATTTTTTCTGTCAATTAGCAATTGTTCATTTGTTGGTTGACTTCTAAAAAATCCTTGACTTTCCATAGCATATTCTATTATATCTGCATTATCATCTGTCAAAGCAATAAGAATAGCCGCATATAATCCATGCTCGCCTTCTTTTATAAGGAATTGTTCTTTTGATATAGGGTAAGTATGAATAATATCCTTTTTAACTTCTTGTATCTGCTTTAAGTATTCTGTTCCTTCAGTAATCCTTTTTCTTCTTGATAATGGATTACTGTGGGTTATTGTAAAATTGTATGGATGGTATCTTTTCCACCCTTTATCCAAAACTTCCATTGGAATGGCATCTATATCAAAATCAGATTTATTGTTTTTTACTACTTTCTTTTCATCTGGTTCTATTGCTTCAAAACCATTGTCCTTTAAAATCTTTTTTGCTTCATCTAATTTCATACTTAAATCCCTAATGTCAATTTTAATATATTTATTAAGTATTTTCAATACTTCTATTATATTTTAAGTTTAATCTTTAAACTTTAATCAAAATCGCTATCAATCAACTTGATCTTCTCATCAAGTTTCATGCTCTTTATACCAGGTATGCTATCATTGAATATGTGGTCTATGAACTTTTGAAAATTCTTGTCAATGTAGCCAGTATCCCTATGGATGTTTCCTTTATGCCACCACTTTATTCTCCATATTGGCTTTGAAGAAAACTCAAGTTCCCCAAAAGAGCCATCGTTCGTGCCTACCACATACCAGTTATGGTATTCATTGTTCCCGGGAATACCTTTGGCCGACCAAGGCTACACACTAGCCCTAGTTTCTTCAGATTCTCCAAGATTGTCTTTTCCTGTTCGGGATTGTTCATTCTTGTATTCCTCCCAAATCTTATCGAATTCTTGAAGTTTCTCAATCATCCATTCCTTATCCTTTTCGCTTTTCCCATATTTAGCGGAAATGCTAGCTGACAAGAATGCTGACCACTTATCTCTTAATTCGTCTAATTCCATAGACTATTTATGGATCACAAAAGCTGGCTCTCTCTGGGCCAGCTATCCAAAATGCTATCGCTACACCATCTACTATTGTTCTGTGTTTCTATAGCATAAGGCTTTCAAGTATCTGTAGATTAGAGAAATCTTTCAACAAAACTATTGATAATCTTATTTGTTGAAAGGATATAAATTTCATACATTCCATCTTCAAGCTTTTCATATTTTATAACCAATCCTGGAATTGGACTTCTAGTAGTGATTCTGGGCAATGTTTTCTGGTGTGAAACGAACAGCAAATGGTTCTCCATTATTCTACCACTGATAGGGTCTTTATATGTCTGCCATCTCCCTTCAAACATGGTATTACCAATCTTGAAATTGAATCTATCTTTGAATTCTAGTCCAATAGATTTCTTTTCTCCTTCAAAATTGTTCATCTTTATTAAGTTATCTATTATTGGTTCTATACCAGAATAAGCAACCTTTCCAGTCTTATGATTGTGCTTTATATCCACCACGCATAGACCTAAATCTAGTTCTTTATTGCTAACCATTGTTGAAAACTGCATTTTATAAAAACTCCTTCTAAAATTTTAAAATCAACTCACAGTTCTTGCTAAAATGTGCTTCGTTTGAGATACTCTCTACAATGTGGTCTTTGAACTTTTCAGTTTCGTCAACAACGAACACATATTCCTTGCATTTGTATCTATCTAGTATTGCTTCTATCCACCCGTCACAACTTAGATCTGTTTCGTTCTCGTTCCATACTTCCTTTAACCCGTATGGTGTACAAGTAAACAGGCAATCATAATTACCAGAATTGGCAAATAAATCTGCAACATCCAAATCTACTTCATAACCACCAAAGAAATCATCCATTGGAGACTTCACGATTGTATCAAATATATTTTTACTTTCTGTTATAGTGGTCTGGTTGATGTCCCTTCCAATGTATTTCTTGTTGCAAGCCAATGTACCAAGCATTCTACCTGCATAACCAGCACACGGGTCAAATATGGTATCGTATTGTTTAAGATACTTCTCAACGATGTATTTGGCTAGTGATGGCTTGAAGAACGATACTCTTGGTGCCATCATGCTACTTGTCATACCAACAAAATAGATTCTCGTTGGGACTTTGCCTTGTCGCATCCAAGTATCTTTCCTGTCATTTTTTTTGTACCAGTCAGACCTCGTGATTCTGTTAAAATAGAACTTCTTGAATGCTTCATAATCTGTCTTGATATAATCCCAAAACTCCCTTGGACTTCTCTCGCTATCACCTCTCCTTGCATCATACAATGAACGATGTAACGATGTGATAATCTTGCTGCTAGCTTTTGAATTCAACTCTCCTGGTCTTTCAACCAAACTATTCCATTCATTTTTCAATTCTTCTAATGAATGTGTTGGATATGGAAAATCAATCTTCTTGAATTCTTCCCAGGCATGTTTTCCGAACTTGTCTACTATTTCCCACCCTTCTTCGTGAGTACAGTTCATGTTCAAGTTCTTAATCCTGTTTGGATTTGGTTTAAAATCATTCTTCATTTTTAAAACTATTTAAATAATCTTTTCCATAAGTTTTTTTAATATAATTTATAGTTTCTTTAAAATCTGTTATAATTTTTACACCATTCTCAATCATACATTGATGTTTTGCTTCCATTAAATCATTTCTGTATTGTATGATTTCTGGTGTATCATTTTTATACTTATATGGATTTATCATCTTTTTACTTGGATCTTTATTTTCAAAGAACTGCAAACCTTTTAATTCTATCACTCGCCCTTCAACTAAAAAATCAGGATTATAATGATGTTCTTCGCCATTTAAATGATACACTATATCTATATTTGGCTGGTATTCAAATTCTATATTATGATCTTTAAGCCAAATATAATATGCTATTTCTATTGAAGAATCAAATTTTATTCCAAAATAATTATATTTATGTTGTCCTTTTTTTCTAATTTCTGGTAATTGTATAGGATAATTAACTCCATATTTTTTAACATTATTTTCAATGGCTTTTAATTTTACTTTTTCTGAACAACTAGCGTGTTTTTTACCATATACTTTCATACAAGTTTTTTGTGCTTTTTCTCTATTATTATAAGTCGCATCACCATGAATTTCTAATTTTGTTTGTTTTTGTTTTTCCAAAATTTCTTTACTTTGGGCAGAATAATAGCTGCCATGTTTATCAAAAAATGCTTGTCTTGTTTTATTTTCATTTGTTCCATGTAAAGAACATTCATGGCCACAATTTTTAATGTTAGTTTGTTTCATTTTTTCAATTTTTTCTTCAGATTTTGAACCACATTTAGAAGAACAAAATTTTTTATATCCAGCATTAAGTCCTTCAAATGAGGTATCAGAACCACATATTAAACATTTTCCTTCATCTTCCTTTTTAAAATACTTATCATAGTATTCTTTATTTGTGATTTTATGTAATCTTAAATGTCCGGCCTCTTATATTAAAAAACTTGCCGCAAATTAAACATTTATGTGTTAACTTCATCTTCCAATTCCTTTAGATAACTAGCTGCTTCTACTTTGAACTTTGTCTTGAGCTTGTGGATTGAATCCTTCTTGTATTGCTCTGGTAATGTAATTACTCCCTTCCTATCCAGACCAATCAAATGGCACATGCACTTCCTACACAAACCACAACCACGGATTGGCATCTTAAATCCATACTTCTTCTCGCAGTTTGTCCTATGCATGTTCACGAATCGTATCTGGTCGGTACAACTAAAGTAATCACCTAAAGCATTCTTTTCCGCAATCTCCTTGAGTTCATCAGCTTTCTTCATTGTGTTCTTATCCAGCAAGTATTCAATTTTCAAGTCATTGCAGAGTTTCAATATACAAGTATCAAATGTTTCAGTAGTTTCTTTCCAATCAGTCACATTATAACCAATCTTCCCAATTGTTCTATTTTGGCAATTATGTTCATATCCACTTGTTACATAACTATAACCATTCTCAGCACAGTAGTCAATAATCAAGCTTTCAATTAACTGATTCTTCATTGGATTCTCAGACCAGAACTGATGGTATGGTGAATCTTTCTTTGCTTTACTACAACCAACTTCTATCAAGTCAAATCCATATTTCTCGGCTACATCTCTCGTTGCTTTACATTCGTATGCAGCAGAAAACTTGTTCAGTCCTCGCACATGGAACAAATGGACTGTTTTACCCATCTCTTTATATTTCAATGCCAAGTATAAAGAATCAAGACCACCAGAATAAGCAATTACAACATCGTCATAGGAAGGAACAAAATCAATCTGTTCATATTCCATTGGATAAATTGTTGGCTTGTCTTGGCCATGGATGTCATACATCAATTCAACGAATTCAGTTAGTTCAATTGGAACTTCTACTTCTTCGTCAAATTTTTCCTTATTGAAGTTGTCATACAATGAACCAACTACTTTAGATAGATTTGGTTCAAATGGGATGTCTTTGATTGTCAATGATTTTAATTCTAGATTCATAGCATTATAATTTAGAAATTATTTCTTCTCTAGTCAATAATCTTTGATTTTTTGAACCTCGGAATTTCAATGTAAGATCTTTTTGTTCCAAAATGAAAGGTCCATCAACCAATACATCTACATTTTGAAGAATTTTATCTGTGACATCTTCAACATACTTCCTACAACCTTTTTTCAAATCTCTTTCAAGAATGTAACCTGTATAAATCCATAAGTTCTTGTCTGGACATTCTTTCTTGAATTTCTCAATGAATGGTAGAAGGACTTTTTGGTTTTCTTCTTCAAATGGTTCACCACCTAATATAGTTAATCCAGCTATATAAGATTTCTTGCAACCTTCTATAATCTCGTTTTCCTGGATTGGTGTAAATTCTTCACCATAATTGAAGTCCCATGTAGATTCATTGAAGCAACCTTTACAATGATTGCGACAACCAGATACAAAGAGGGAAACTCTAATTCCATCACCATCCGCAGAATCAATGTATTTTATATTACCATAATTCATATTAAAAACCCTTTTTCAGATAGATAAAGAGGTGTAACAAAACACCCCTTTATTTTTATATTTGCTATAATTAACTTTAGATGTGTTTTACTCTATCGTGAATATCACCCATTCTTCCTTGTGCCATAAAGTTCACATTTCCAAGATAGCCACATACTCTACGAACAACATTCATTTTAGATAGATCTTCATTTCCGCATTGGTCACAATGCCAAATGAGTTTTCCATCTTCATTCTTAATCATTTTAATAGTCCCAGTAGAACCACAACAATGACACCAATCAAGTTCTGTATTGATTTCACAATACATTATGTTGTCATAAATGTATTTAATAACAGACAAGATTGCTTCAACATTGTTTTCCATATTTGGAGTTTCAATGTAAGAGATAGCACCACCTGGAGATAGTTTCTGTAATTGTGCTTCAACATCAATCTTCTTGAAAGCATCTATCTTTTCAAATACAGGAACATGATAAGAATTGGTTACATAATTTCTGTCAGTAATTCCAGGAATAGTACCAAATCTACGCTGTAGTGACTTAGCAAATTTTTCAGTTGTATTTTCAATGGGTGTACCATAAACAGAATAATCAATCTTTTCTACTTGTTTCCAATCACGGCATTTGTCATTCAATACCTGCATGATTTTCTTACCAAGTTCTAGACCTTCTTCATCTGTCAATGATTTATTGATAAGAACTTTTACTGTTTCATACAAACCAGAATAACCTAATGAGATTGTAGAATAGCCATTGTAAAGCAATTTATCAATAGTTTCTCCTTTCTTCAATCTAGCGAAAGCACCATTTTGCCAAAGGATAGGTGCAACATCAGATTTTACACCTCTTAAATGTTCATGACGAAGTCTCAAAGCACGATGGCACAATTCAAGACGCTGTTCAAGAATGTACCAGAATTTTTCCAAATCCCCTTTGGCGGTCAAAGCAACATCAGGAAGATTGATTGTAACTACTCCCTGGTTAAACCTACCATAATACTTTGGTTTCTTTGTCTTTGGGTCACGATATGGGGTTAGGAAAGATCTGCACCCCATACAGGGGTAACAATCACCTGGCTCACCTTTCTTACTAATCTTCAACTGCTTCATTACTTTTTCAGAGATATAGTCAGGAACCATTCTCTTTGTAGTACATTCAGCAGCAAGCTTTGTCAAATAATAGTATTTGCTATCTGGTGTAACATTATCTTCTTCTAGAACATAAAGAAGTTTTGGAAATGGGTTAGCATAGAATTGACCATTTTCGTTTTTTACTCCCTTAATTCTTTGACGAAGAATTTCTTCAATTACTACAGCAAGATTTTCTTTTTCTTCTTCATTTTCTGCTTCATTCAAATATAGACATACAGATACGAAAGGTGTTTGACCATTTGTTGTCTGCAATGTAATAATTTGATATTGTAATGTCTGTACACCATCACGAATGTCTTTCTTTACTAATTCTTCAATTTGTTCTTTAGTAAATGTTGGAAATTCTTTTTTGAAGTATTCTCTAGCTTCTTTAATAAACTTTGATAAATGAGATGCTGTAATTGTCTGACCACCATATTGAGAAGATGCTACTTGTGCTACAATTTGAGAAGCAATGTTACAAGCATTCCTGAATGTATGTGGTTTGTCAATTTTTGTACCAGAAATAATAGTTCCGGTTTTGAAGCATATCATCCAAGTTAATTAGACAACAGTTATGTTCTGGCATTGCGAAATAATCCATATCATGAAAATGAATTATTCCTTCTTTATGAGCATCATAAATGTCACTTGGTAGTAAGTATCTTTGAGAAATGTCTTTTGATACTTCGCCAGCCATATAATCTCTCATTGTACTTACAATGTTTGGATTCTTGTTAGCATTTTCTTGCTGAATGTCTTCATTGTCACCATTCAACAAAGACAATACTCTATCATCAATCGTATTTTTTCTTTCTTCAAGTGCCTTTTGATAACGGAATGTAATATACTCAGTAGCAACATCAAATTTACCTGCTTTCATTATTGCTGTTTCTACCATTTTCTGTATATCTTTATAACCAATAGCGACAGGTGACACCTTACAAGTTTCTTCTATATTTTTAGCAATTTCTTTGATTTCCTGAATAGTTAGCCTATCTTCTAATCTAACTTTTTCATTCGCTCTTGAAATTGCTTCAACTATATTTTGCTTGTTAAATGTTACTTCGGAACCATTACGCTTTCTTATCTTCATTATAACCTCTTTTTCTTTGCCTACAATAATAAAATCAAATTCACCAAAAAATACAAAATTGGGTTTTATATTTATGATTTTTATAAAAAATATAGAAAAAGACCCTCCATGAGAAGGTCTTTTTCATTTTTAGTTAAACTTAGTAGAACTTAGTCATTGTCATCACCAAAGAATCTAGCAGCACGATTCATGAAATCGTCAGCATATGTGTTCTTCTTTGGTTCAGGCTTTGTCTCAGTTGGTGTTGGTTCAGCCGCAGGAGCAGGAACGGTATCGTTCTTAATCTCAGTATCTGGAGCGGTACGTGTCCTAATGCCGTCATCTACAGGAGCATTGTGTCTGTTGCGGACCAAAGGTCTCTGTGGACGCTCTGCAGAAGCACGTGGTGTTTCAGTTTGGTCTTCGACACGATTGGTGCGAAGAGTGCGAACTGGCTTACTAGCAGGAACATCTTCATCGTCATCTTCCAGTCTACGGAAACTGAAACCATTGTCACGTGCTACCTGCTTTGCTTGGTCTAGTTTGGACATCTTACGGATAGTGAATCCATTTTCTTCAGCAGTACGAATTGCTGCACCGAGCTTTTCGTCATCGTTCATTTCCCTACGGACAGGACGATTTGGTCTGTCAAAACGAGAAGAACGAACTGGACGATCTTCGTATTCGTCTTCTATTTCACGAGGTACTCTAGTCTGACGAACAGGGCGATCTTCATAATCGTCAACTGGTTCTACATCGCGGCCACGAAGTGGCTTGAATCTGCGAACTGGACGATCTTCTACTTCTTCCTCATCACGATAATGAGGACGAGGTGCGGGACGAGTACGAACTGGTTCCTGTTCAACTACATCACGATAACGAGGAGCAGGACGAGCTGGTCGAGCAGGACGATCTTCAAGATCTTCTCTCTCTTCTCTCTGTACTTCTCTTCTAGTCCTAAAACGGTTCAATGCTCTCTCATCGTTTTCACGAGGTGGGAGAACCGTAAAACCATTGCGTTCAACTGTTCTACGAGCTGTTCTTAATGTATCTTTATCTATCATATTATTTTTCCTTTTTCACTTCACAACGTTGTTTATGATTGCTAAAAATAGCAAATGTCTATTATATATAACGAACAATTTTGAAAAATTTAAACTTATTCTACTTCAGTTACATCAACAAGTTCTGCTTTATTACCAAACCATTCTGGTACGAACTTCCTAGATTTTGGTGTATCTTCAATTAGTATGGTGTTTCCTTTAAGTTCAATGTCGAACATTGAATCATAACCACTTTCCTTAGTGAACAAGTATTCTTCTTCAGCAGCTTCATCCTCATTATTGAATGTTACCACCCAAACTTTTGGTGTATCATTTTTCAAATTTTCAGTAATAGAGAAAGCATTGCTTGCCCTATCTTTCAATGCATCAGGATACTTGATTCTAGCATAGTTCACTATGGATTCAGCACAAGCAAACCAGCTAGGTTCACCATTGTCATATTCCTGCTTAATGAAATCCTTAATGTATGTTCCCAATTCCTTAATCTTGTCTACATCTACTCTCTTGTCAAGATACTTGAAAACATATTCTTTCCATTGGTCATAGGATTCACCATCACTTAAGCCATCATCTTCTTTCTTGTTTTCTGTTGCTTCACCCATGAAGTCATTTGAAAAATCGTATTGGTCTACAAATGGTTCTTCATATTCTTCATTGTCTTTGGTCAAGTCAGGTAAAGATTTTCCATATTCTTTTTCAAAATCTTCATAACCATTTTCAGGTGACATGGATGCTTTACCATAGTCTTCATCAAACATAGCACAGATTCTTGCGGCTACTTCATTGACTGGTTCTTGATTGTCAAATGCTTTTTCAATTTCATCTTGATAATACAAGTCAATGTTTGTATAGTTACCAAGTGATAGACAAGCCTTATAGACCTGTTCTTGGTATTCCATCAATCCATAACCACATTCGTTAAGATACTGTTTAAATGATGTATTTTCGTTCATAATTAAAATCCTATCATTTCTTTTGTAATTTTCTTTACCATTTTTCCACTGATTAGATTTTGAAGAATTTTAGATTCTTCATAATCATCTTCATGCTTTTCCCAGTATTCTACACCCTTATCATTCAATTGGTAAAATTTGTAAACATTGGTACCGTCATGATGATAGCCATACATTACTAGTCCATCTTCATTCAATACTACCTTAACATTGTCACAGTCTTTGGATAAGCAATTTAACAAATCAGCACCAGATTCAATCATTCTAATGCCGACACCATCTCTATTGCCATTCCATAATCCAGCAGTAGCCTTTACCAAGCAATAGCCAAGATCAAAGTTAAATGCAGCATCAGTTTTAAAGTCTTCCAATTCAAAGTCAACCATTTCATTTACTGCATCCCAGTATTCATCAGAATCTTCTTCAATGGTTTCATTGTCTTTCCAATTACGAACATTCTCTAAGGTATAGTTACTTGCGTCTGTATCAAGAAGAACAATTTCATTCTGTTTGGATTCACAAATAAAACCATTCTGTTCCAATACTTCTTTTGCTTCATTTATATTCATAATCTATTCTCCAAAACTTTAATCCATGTGATCTTCGTAATCTGGTTGACCATCCCATTTGTGGTATGTATCATAATTGCCATCCCCCATGAAACGAATTCTCAAACTACCATCTGGCTTAATCAAAGCAATAGTGGTCTGTGTATTCTTTCCTCGTGGAGTGTCTTCTTCTGGTACAACACTACCTTGCATTAGACTACCTTTTACTGCTTTCTTTGCCAATTCTATTACTTCTGCTTTCTTTCCCTTTACATTAAGAACTTTGTAATAAGTATTGATACTCATATCATAACCCCAATGTCTATGGAAAATGTCACCAACCTTCACAAAAGCATTTTCATCTTCTTTCTGATTCTTGACTGGTTTCTTTTCTTTTGTTGTTACATCTTCAATCTTCTTTCCAGAATTCAATTCACTAATCAAGTCAGATGCTTGTTGCTTTGTCAATCCTTTACCACGATAATCCTTCTTGGTCATACAGAACAAAGCCCATAACTGTCTACTTGTTGCTGGGTCATCAGGATTGTTTATGGCTTCATTCAGTACTTCATTGCGAACAACTCTGTAACCAGCACTTTTCAATAATGAAGTTGCTTCTTCTATTCCAACTACTTCATCAAAAGAATCAAGGAATTCATAGAATTCAACACCATTTATTATGACAGCATCAACTTCAATCTCAAATTGAACTTCTACTTCCTTTCCATCTTTCTCTAGAATACCACTCAATGTATCACCGTCAAAATATACATTGAATCCATTTTCATTACATAGATCTTTAATGAAATCTTGCTGTTCCATAATTTCAGATTCAAAACTATCTATAGATTCTTCTAATTCTTCAGGTTCATCTTTACCATCGTAATTGAATAAATACTTGTCAGTAACAGCATCAAATAAACATCCAGATTTCTCATCATAGTATGCTACAATCCATTTTTCAACAGAATTTACATTCTCATCCTCTGGATAACCGAGCTTCTCTAATTCTGATTCAAGCCATGCTTTAGCTGCTTTTGCTTCTATTGGACTTTTAAAACAGGTAGCATGTTCTTTAAAATCAGTAATGCCAAATTTGTCTTTGATATAGAAAGTCCAATCGCCTTCTTCATCAATACCAACTAGATACCAACAATCTTTTCTCCAATCACCGTACATAATGTTCTCCAGACAAAATTAAAGTGTCTTAAACCACTCTTGGAAAGCCTTCTTTATTTCTCTTGAACCCTTGCGGTCAATCTTCTTGTTGAATTCTTCTGTAGCACGAACGATTTGTTCGGCCTTCTCTGGTGAAGTAACCTGGATGTCATTCACCATCGTATTGGCATTGTCAACTTTGGCTCCTTCTACTTCTCTTTCCACATAGAGACCTAGAGATTCATTTAACACCCATTCCGTGGTACGCTGTACGGACTCATACATTGCGTCTTGATAAGCTTCAGCACATGAGGGCAGATAAACTACATCACAGCATATCATATGATAATCATCAGCAACAATGTTTCCTTCAAGAAGATTACCAGTACCACGGGAAGAAACTCCCATACGAACACCATCAGTCAACAGTGCTTCCAAAATTTTACCACAAGGTGTAGAAAGTACTTTGGCTTTACCCATAGCAAAATCACCATCCATGTGAAGATCTTCAACAAGAATGGCAGCTCTGTCAGGATTTATTTCTCCGTGATGTGGGGTGCGAAAGCTCTCCAAGTGCTTCTCTGCTTTCAATCAGTGCTTGGTAGTTTTTTACTTCTCTTTCAATCAATTCTCTTGGATAAATTCTACCATTTCTGTTCTTTTTGTTGGCTCCCATGAAGACCCCGGCTGATATAGAGCCTCTTTTGACCTGTTGCGGATTCTTCAATGAGTTCTGTTGTTGCTTCATTCAAACATTGTTCATTAAAAAGCTTTTTGATTTCTGCCATAATTTAAACCTCATTTTGAGTGTATTCTATTAATGTATTTATAATTTTAGCCATTTTTAAACTGATTTATATAATTTCTGCCATATTTTTTGTTAATATAATCATAACATTCTGGCAAGTCTGTTATAATTTTAACACCATTTTTCAACATACACTGGTGTTTTGCTTCATATAGTCCATTTCGCCATTCTATAGTTTCTTCTGTATCGTTTTTGTGTTTATAAGGGCAGATCATAACATCATTATTATCTTTATTTTTAAAAAACTGAAGTCCTTTTAATTCAATATATTCGCCATTAATTAAAAAATCAGGACAATAATCATAAGTTTTACCTTGATATTCGTATTTAAAAGTAGTATTTGGTTGATATTCAAATTCTATATTATGGTCTTTCAGCCAGATATAGTACACCAACTCAAAACCACTATCAAAATTCAAGTTTTTATATTTAAATTTCTTCTTTGTTTTATTTCTAATTTCAGGGCATTTCATCGGATTGCTATATCCAAAACTATCTATACAAGATTGCTTTATTTTTTCTATGACTTCAGGTCTTTGACAGTTGTATTCTACACCATGATTTTTTAAACATTTTTCTTTAACTTTATCATTAAAATTTTGAGTTTGAAATAGATATTCATGCCCTGTATTTTCTAACATGGTTTGTTTACATTTTTCTCTATTAGTCCATAATTTTTGGCCATGTTCTTTTAATGATTTTTCTTCCATTTTTTCTTTTATTTCTGGTACTTGAAAAGCATATTCATAACCAGTTTTATTTAACATAGTCTGTTTACATTTTTCTCTATTAGTCCAATGTTCTACTCCATGTCTTTCAAGATTCGTCTTTTTTGCACTTTCTTTCGTTTTCTCAAGTTGAAATGTAGAATTTAACCCAGTATTTCGTTTAAATGATTCATGTACTTTCTTACCCATCTTTTTATAAAAATCTGGATCTTTTTCTAAAATGTGTTTTTGCCTTGCTTCTTTATATTCTTCAATAGTGTATTCACCTTCAATATTTTGATTTTTCATAAAAGTATCTCTCATTTTTTTCAGTGTTTCTTCAGATTTCATAGCACATGAAGCACAGCAAAACTTTTTATATCCAATTAGTACACTTTGATAAGCGGTTTCTTTACCACAAACAGCACAATATCCTTCATTTGGCTTCTTTAAAAACTTATCATAGTATTCTTTATGATTATTTTCAAATATATTATGTTGATTTCTAAGATGCATACCTAGTCTATTAGTTCTTTTACCGCAGATTTTACAAACATATTTACCGTTTTTTTCTACATCTTCTCGTTCCAATTGTTTTTTAGATTTATGATTTTTATGAAGTTCTTTATTGTATTCAGTCCAATGTTTTATTCTACATTCTTCACAACAATATTTAAAATATCCTCGTTTTAAATCTCTATATTTTGTAGGTTTTCCACATTGTTCACATTTACCTTCATTATTACCTGGATTAACATAAGTATTATAATATTCTTCTGCTGTTATTTCTGGGTGTTTAAAATGTATGTGTACACCCAAAGAATTACGAACATTAAATCCACATATAGCACATTTATTAATATATTCTATTTTCATAATCATTCTCCTTAATTTATTTAACGAGGCATTGGTAGTGCCACGATACTATTTATAATAAGTTAGAGGGACCGCTACCAACAATCCCTCAAATAGGCGAGAATTGTTCCTATCTGTCCTTATTAGATTTTCATAAAATCAAGGATTTCTTTTCTTTTTGAGAAGTAATAATTATTCCAAATGTCAATTACTTCATTGATGGTATCATCATCGGTCTTATCCATCTTGATTTTCTTCTTGTTGTATGGACTTGCGTGATAGACATTCTTGTCACCAATTATGGATTTTACTTCATACACGCCAGAATAGCTTGTCCTAGCAATCCAGTCTGAAATCAAGTATTCGGCCCAACCAACCAATGTCTTGTTTCCTTCTTCTGTGTTTGGAGTATTCATACCAGTATCAAAATTGAGTACTTTGTAGTTAGACCAACCTGATTTCAACAAGCCAGCATTCAGCACATCAATTGGAGAATTTTTCCACATACCACCATCAATATAGCAATTTTTTTGTGCATCATACACACAGTCAAAATAAGTTGGTGCAGCAGTACTCGTCAAGATTGCGAACCATTTGTCAACATCCTTGTCACCGCAAGTCCCAGACTTTTTCTACAGATTCGCCATTCATGCAAGTAGTAGGGATGAAGATTGGTTTTTTCCAGTCGCCACATTTTCCTTTGAACTTGTCTTTAAGGATTTTCTTCAAGTTTGAGTTGTCATAGGTAGGGCATTTGGGTGTCATTCTCTTGTACCAAGGATATTTCGTGAAGATCTTTTTGAGGTTGTTCTTATAGAGGTCAAACAAGTCATGGGCAGAGTAACCGTTCAGCTAGACCAGCAGCGATGATGGCACCAGTAGAAGTTCCTGAGTACGCAAAAGATACATCAGAAATCTTTTTACCTATATCACTTTCTAGATTACACAGGAAGGCCAAAGGACCAATTCCGTAAAGCACCACCGCCACAAACACTAATCGTCAATGTTCTCTTTCCCATTTTCTTTCTCCCATTTCTTTCTAAATTCTTTAGCATGTTTTTTAATCCAGTCCTTGACAGCATCTTCACCCAAGTCACGGTTGGCCTTTTCAGATTCCAGCCATTTGTGTATCTCAATTTCCTTGATTTGATCTGTCATGAACTGTTTCATTTTTTCGTATTCTTCATCGGACATGTTGTGTCCTCCAATTTGCCATTCTCTTGTTCCCAAGTTTCCTTGAAAAGATTGAAGTTGTTTTCCATCCAAGATGACAAAGCTGATTGGTATTCAATTGATTCCCTATCTTTGTTGATTGATTCAGCATATTCTATCATTGCAGATATGGAATCAAGCGTGAATTTTCTTTGTTTCTGATATTTGTTCATAAGGTTCTCTCTAATTGCTTTAAAAGAAAACTATTTGAATCAAAATCACTTTAAAGGTTCAACAAATTATTTATATTTCAGAGCGAGTTCTTCTTCTGTCACTACTCTAAATTTGTAATTGTTCTTCCTGCACCAATCACGTGCATAATCCCATTTTTCCTTGTTCTTTTTAAGGACATTGCAGTATTCTTGCCATCTCTCAATCCTATTCTTATTGAGCTTACCCTTCTTTGTTGGTTCTAGTTTTGGGAAGATTATTTGACCACATTCATCTAGTTTTGGGACTTGTGTTCCTGGTTTTACTTCAATTAACCATTTCTCAATGGTATTGTTCCTGGTCTTACAAGTAAATACAAAATCAGTAATATAGCGATGTTGCTTGTTGTCAATGTTTGAATAATAAGGAATCTCTATAATCTCTGATCCGCCATTCAAGAATGTTGTTGTTCAAGTCAAGCCAGTTAGCCATTATCTTTTCATATGAAGATCTAAATGTTATTTCATGTCCTTCAACTTTTCCATTGTAGTTCAGACATTTTTCAGGATGTTTTGGTCTGAATTTTCCTTGTAAGTAATTGTTGTTAAACATTGACATTATTGGATTAGTCCTTCATATGTTCTATTTCTTTTATGGCATATTTGATTTCTTGATTGGCTTTCTTTAACCAAAGTTCCTGACAATGGCTATAGAATGAATTGTAGACATCATCATCTATTTCATCACAATCCATACAGATTTCAAGTACAGGTTTTGGAATTCTTTTCAACTTGAAATATTCCATTAGCAATACGAGTATCTTTATGAAGTTATCGTCAAACAAGTTTTCGTACAAAGCCAAATTCAAAGTGGATGTGTTCTTGAAAACATCTTCTACAGATTTGTAGAGTGCTTTTGTTCTTGTTTTAATTTCTCTTTTATTCATGTTCTATTTATATGGAAAAAACCCAGGATGTTGTCCTGGGTTTTATTTTAATTTATTGTGTTAATTACATTGTTTCAGTAGTAGTAACACCAGTATTTCTATCCACATTGATGGTAACGAAGATAGCTTCAATAGCCTCAGCAGGAACAATACGAATGTTCACATTGAGAATATGTGGATCTTCGGGATCTTGTGTAACAGAAAGACTATATGTTTCTACACCATCGGCAGCTTGAACACGATTCAAGAAAGCATCAATAGAGTTTCTTGCAGCACTTCTTGTATTGGCAGTATTCTGCTGGAACAAGTAAGGCAACATCATTTGTTCAAGAACCTTTTCAATGTAGTTCAAACATCTACGAACATTGATACGATTCAATGCAGATTCTTTCTTCAATGCAGTCTTTTGACCATATAGACATTCACCAAATCCAGCACAATCTCTAGAAGTATTGACGTTGATGTCATACAACTGACCAATTTCTACATCGGTCAAGCGAGTGAGTGGACCGTTGGTGTATGTAATGTTACCACGCTGAACACCAGCAGGTGCCATCCAAGGATAACTTACCATGTCACAGTATGCCATACGGCAAGCACCAGCTACAGACTTGGGTAAGTAAATCCAAGATGCAAGTGTGCCATTATAATACTTGTCATATCCAGCATATTCAGCAACATAAGTACCATTGTTGAAGGAGAACATTTTGGCTTCACCAAGCATTCTCTTTACAGATTTTGCTTCTCTTGAAGTGACTTGGACTACACCAATGTCAATGGTTCTAGAAGCAGCAATCTCAGCAATGCGGCGTTGTAGTGCAGAGTATCTTTGCTTACCATTGAAGGTATCAATGGCTTCCACATTGAACAAGATGTCAAAGTCTGCTTTCTGTCTATCTGTGTAGAGCTTCAAGCCAGCAATCTTTTCAGTCACATTGTTCTTCTTTGAATTGGAGCCACCAGTCAATCCATAGATGGCATAGGTCTGATGTGGCTGAGCATAAGTACCAGCCCCAGTTCTAGCTTCATTTACTGAATTACGGGAGACATAGATGTATTCAGAGTGACCATTGATTACATTTGGTGCGAACAAGGAATTACCTTCAGCATCCTTAGCTGTTGGGTCATTTGAAACATACCATGATTCAGCAGGATCTTTCAACAATGCATCCATACCAGTACCCCAAGCAGCAGAAGCAGTCTGGGCCTTTGGCTTTACATACACATTGATACGATAGACCTTTTTCCAAGTCAAGTTGTCTTGTACGATTTGTTCATCACTATCTACCTTGTCTTCGTCATCATAACGATACTTCCAGTTGAAAGCATTCTGATGGTTGAGAGCAGGAATGTCAGCACATTCGGTAGTAATGATTGACACACCAATGTCATTACCATATTCACCAGGACCAATTGAAGTGATAATCAACTGGTTGGCTCTATTGGAAACATACTGTTCAACGTCACCATTACCAGGTTCATCGTCAGATTCAATGGAAACTGTATAACCATCCTTATATCTCTCGTTTACACCATTGAGAATTTCGGATGTAGCAAATGCAGCAAGTTTGTTGACTGGTTCACCAGAATCATTGACCATTCCTTCTTGCCAAGGAATTACAACTGGGTTTGGTTCGTCAGATGTGTAGACAGACATGGTTGTTGGTGTCTTGGCATCTTTCTCAGCAACAGTCCAGAACAACTTTTCGTCATATTTTTTAAGATTATGTTTTGCAGTAAATGCATCCCAGTCAGTCTTGTATATTACCTTTCTTACTGGTTCATTGAGAATCTTGACAGGATTGTTATCTTCGTCATATTCAAACTGAATGCCTTCCCATACATCATAGTATTCAAGCAATCCATACTTATTTCCATACTTATTGTCTGTCAATAGTTCAGATGGGTCGCATCCATAGGAATCTGCCAATTCATTTACCAAATCAAAACCAGATGTAGTTTGATTTCCTTCTTTGTCAGTAATGAGATCTGTAATGGGTGTAAATTTGACATCAAATGGCTCATCCAACAATTCATTGTTGTATTTTGCAGCCATTGCTTCTTGAAGTGTATTCATACCAAATTCACGGTATTGAATACCAACAGCCTGGCCAACAGTATTCTTGAAATCGTCAGCCAATGTATAGTATGTCTTGTTTACACAGTCATCCCAATCACGGAACTGGATTTTCCATGCTTTAGCAGAAGGTTTAACCAATTCAGCGCCGGAAGGATTATAGAAATTATCTCCATTCATCAATTCCTTATAAGAAATGGAACTGAGAGAGCCAGAAACATTGTAGTCAATTGTATCAGCAAATTTTGAGTCATAATAAGCAGTCAATGTAGTCCCTACACCATTCAATGTATCTTCAGCAGGAATACTAAATACAGTCTTATAACCACTCAAAATACCACTTGTGGCTGTATCAGCATACATCAAAGCATTTGTCTTAAATACTTGAATTGAAGATACTGGCAATTCCTTGTTTTCCCAAGCAGAATTTGTGAAGATCAAGTCATCAAACCATCTACCAACAGCACCTTTGGCATTTACGCTTGTGGCAAATTCCACATATACACCTTCGTCTTTCTTGATGTTTTCAGCATCAATGTCACTGGATTCATCTCCTACATTCTTGAACACAGCAACAGAAGGTGGATTATCGTTAATCAAGTCAACGATTGTACCAAAACCAGCTCTCTGATATACACCGGAAAGAAGATAGAGTTGGGTTTACAATCCATTCTTCCTTACCAGTTTGACCAGATATAGCAGATACCTGTGTAACATCGTTCAAGTTACCCAACAACTTAAGATTTGCGTTGTCTTCATTGTCAATGAACTTGAATTCTGCAGTATCTTTTGAACGATAGACATCCTTAATGTCTGCATCGCTATATGGATATTGGACTTGGGCATAGCCTTCGTCACCCATTGTGGTTCTAACAGTCAAAAGCTGGTTAGAGATTGCTAGATAGTTCTCGGCAGCAAAATGGCCGTAATCGTCTAGATTCTCAGGTTGACCATAAATTTCTGTAAAATTGTCATATGAAGTAGTAAGGACCCTCTGGTTTACAGGACCCTTATTGGACTTCATGACTATAGCACCAATTCCCAATCCAGGAAATGAATTGGAACGTATGGTATTGTCCTTTTCTTGGAAAAATATACCAGGATATGTGTATTTTGCCATATGTTTATACTCCTATAAATGTTAAACTTTAATAATAAACTCACTCACAGCACTATAAAAATAATACATCATACTATTTATTACTTTTTTGATCTTAAAAAGATACCCTATTCTTGGTGGAATAGGGTTTTATGTGTTATTGTGCATTAATTTAATCTATTGCTTCATATGACATTTTTAAATCAGTAATCCAAGTTTTTGCAGTACCATTATAAGTATCATATAAACCACTATTTAATGTGGGTGTCACAGGAAAAGCAATGTGTATATATTTTGCAGTTTCATTAGTTAAATCTATAGTATGTGTAGCACTACCAATACAAAAATAATTTTTATATAATTTAAATGAATATAATGGATTTGTTATATCGTTTTCTATACCAAAAACAGAATATCCTGATGAATTCCAAATGGTATCATTTATATCTCTGTCTATTACATCTACTGTTGCTTGATATAGTTTACCATTATAATTAACTATTGTTCCTTGTTGATAACTTGTATTTCTATTCCAAGTTTCAGGTCTACTAGATGTTACATAACTATTATTATTAAATAATTCTTCAATGTTTCCTATATCAACAGTAGTACCATTGTTATCAACATACAAATATGCTGTATATTGATTACCTTGTGTTCCACACACTGTAAAACATATACAATTTCTTACTGCATCACCATAAGCACCTGAATAATTATATTTAAATGTATAATTTGTCCAATCATACGATACAATATCAGTATCTTTAGTATATAAAGTAAAATCATTAAAATACCTTTCTATATTTTCTGACCAGATTCTATTTTTTAAATTATACACATCTTCAGCAGAATTAGATTGATAACTTCTATAAGAAGGATAACTCGTTAAACTAAAAATTGTATTTTGCATATTATGTCTTCTATCGTAATAGCAATTCGCATTTAGTGTCTGTACATAAGGTATAATGTTTGCAGAATAATCTTTCCAAAAATCAACATTAGCACTCAAATAATGGCCACTGTCACTGTTACCAAAATATGCTGAATAATCTAGATTTTGTTCTTCTATATCTACTTTAATCCACATTTGACTTGGATCTTCTTTATCATCAAATTTACTTGGTATTGCAGAATTCATTTTTCTTGCTGTTGGGACTACAGCTGTATATGTATTGATGTTCCAGTTAGCTATATAAGTTTTATTGTCATATTTAACTAAACTACCTTGTTGATATTCTGCAGATACATCTGGAATCCAATTTCCAATTGCAGTAAATGTACCAAATGTATAAAATGCCCCTTTAAAATTTGTAAATTTTGAATATGCAATTTGATTTTGCTTATTAACATTACCTACATAAAAATTTTTAATTGTATCTACATTCCATTCATCTAATGGTGTATTTTTAAATCTTGATATATATTTCCATTCATGTTTATCTGTAGCTGTAGTATTACCATATGTAGAAGTCAAATTATGTCCTATACTATATGGCGGTGTTGGTGCTGTACCATATCTATTCCATGCAGATTCGTCAGATATATAATAGTTGAATGAAAAAGGTGATTTATTATTTGTATTAGTAAAATTAGATTCCCAATTAGCAGATAAATTAGATGGTGCAGATATACTAGTAACTGTTGATGTAGAATCATACTGACCATCAAATAGAATAGTATAAAAATAATTTAATTTTAATTTATTTTTTCTTATATTTTTAATCTCATCTATATCCAATGTATAGTAAGACATTATATAATCACCTTCATAATTTTTTATGGTTTCTGTATAATTGAACATGTCATTTTGTTTATCTGGTGAAAATCTTACTATATTTAATAATGATTCGGCATTTCGTGTTAATACATTACTAGAAAATGGGCCATGTGTTGCTGAATTAGTAGTATTATCCCATTCATCACCTATTTTAAGACATTTGTTATCTTTTCCTGCATATGGAAAAGGACCATTTATTTGATAATTATAAGCAGAAAAACACCAGTTATCTTCATTTTTCAATGTCCAAGATAACATATTTCCTTTAGTTCTATCAACATAATTAATTATTGGCTCATTATTTTTATATAATTCTTTTATACTTATATTATTACATTTAGTCCAGTGAAATAATTGGGCAACATTATTAATACTACTTACCGATAAATCATATTGGTTATTTTTACTTTTGAATGTAGTAGTTGCCATATAAACATGTGAAAATGGCTCATTATTATTTGGCATACCACCATGTCTAGCAATAAAATTATAAGTATATACTGGTTTAGAACCATCTTTCAATGCTATAATTGGTGTATAATTAGTATTTGTATTAGCATACAATGGGCCTTCCATAAATGGAAAATAGTTGTATTCATATGCTTTAGTAAATGAATTTTCTTTATCAGTATGTTCTACACCATTTATATCTCTATAATAATAACTCATATAAACCTTTTTTTAATATATGAATAAAACACCGCTAGGGACCATATCAACATCACCACTTATAAAATTAGGTCCACCTATAAAACCACCAGAATAATTTGTTCTATCAGTTGGGTCGAATATATTTGAAGATGAAATACTACTTGTTCCATCTGTATATAATGTAGCAGATTCTGTAGTAGCAGACCAATACTCTCTATATCCATCTTTTATTGAATCACCAGTAACTACCCATTTACTTCCAGATCCTTCATTTTTATATGGTTCGGCACTCGTTTCTCCTGCAGACATTGCTGTTATATTATTCTTATATAATTTGGCATTTGTTACATACACTACATTAACATCTGTTGGAAAAGAAGATATACCGCCACTAAAGCCTATTATTGAAGATATACTTGAATCAACTGTTGCTGTTATATATTTAACACCAGGTGTCAATTCATAGTTGATATAACCACTAACCAATTTAATTCTATTGTCTTGATCTTCATTAAGTTTCGTATAGACAAATTTGTTATTTGGTTCACACCACATTGCAGAATTATTATCAAATACATATTTTCCATCAATTGGGTCATAAGAGATAGTTCTTTTTTCGTGGTCAATTACTATACCATCTTTACCAACATAATGATTTTTCTTGTCTTCATCAACAGCATCAATCATGTTGGCTAGGAAATAATCACGAAAATCTAAAGCAGACAATGTTGCACTGGTCATCCATACACCATCTGTAACTGTTCTAGTAGTCCATGTTTTTGGTACTAGATTGACTGTTTGTTCTGGTATTATGCCAGAATGTGCAGTCTCGTATAAATGGTATTTGACTTTAGCATCCATCTTGTATTAACCTACGATATATAATTTATTTTCAGATTCCAATATGTCTTCAGGTAGCATAGTAACATATTCAACAGTCAATGCAGCAGTATTATAAGTATATGTCCAAGCAGAAACATAATTTGCTGAATAAGCAGAATGACTTGTTACAGCAGAAGTAGAAGACATCATATAATCCAAATTAGCAAATATACCATTTTCATCAGCAGAGATATAACCTTCACCGCTATTAGGATCCAATTTTAATCCAATTTTTGTTTCATTCGTGTCTGGATTAGTTTCAACCACAAAATAATCTGTATTGAACTCATATTTTGGAACTTTCTTGTAATAGTCAGGAGACAATCCAATGCTAGATGTTCCTTTTGGCTCTTGATTTTCTGTAATCTTAATTCCTTCACCTTCTGTATAAACAGTATATTTCTCTGCCAACTTGTCTATACAGTCTGCCAAATAGACATCTCTGTTAATCAATGGTTGAATGGTATTGACTGTCTGCCAATAACCATCAGCAACAGTATTTCTATCCCAAGGAGAGACATATAATCTAGCTGTTGTTCCATTGTCATACACATGCATGAATGAATCTAAGTGAGCACTTGTTGCGGTATTTTCTTCTTCCATTATAAAACCTCAAATATATTTATAACAAGAAAAACTGCTTTCCATTACGAAAAAGCAGTTAAAGTTATTATGAAAAAAATCAACCTAGCAAATCAAATATTGCTTGTCTACATTGGCCTGGACTTTCAAACTTTATGCCCAAACCACCAGCCAATACGAATGCTTCTATATTCTTACCAAAATCGTCAATCAAAAGACTAGAATCATTTGCAAACTTGGCTTTTGATTTGCCGTTCTTAACGATATAGATGTTCTTGTTTGGGATTTTGGTATTGGACATTAACCATTCAATCTTACCATTTACACCATCGCTATAATTTACTTGAGATAGAATACAAAGGTCAATTCCTTCTTCGTCACAGAACTTTTCAAGCCATTTATAGAATCTTTCACCTTCTTTAGTCCAAGGCATATTAGCCCAAAAGTCTATTCCTGCTGCATGGACTTTTTCCCAATCTACTTTGTAATGCTCAATGGCATCAATTTCCTGGCAAGCACCACGAAAATCGGTCAATACTCCGTCCAAATCACAATATATCGTTTTAATCTTCTTATTCATTCTCATTATTATATTTATGATTCAAATAAAAAATCATCGGTTAAATTGAGCCACTTATTTCTATATTCATTCAACATGGGAAAACACATTTCATTTATATGGAATACAATTTCTTCTGTTAATTCTGTAGGTATATTAGTGTCTATTATACCACATCCAGAATCATGATTCAATACATAACATTTGTATTTACTTTCATACCTATATTTTACAAATGCTTTCCAGCAATCACCGTTCCAAATTTCTGTTCCTTCATATTCTTCAAAGTCTTTATTTTCTTCTATTTTTTGAGGATTACAGTCATGGCACATTATAATTCCACTTGGATTCAATACTTTAAGTCCATTCTTTATATCTCTATAGACTTGGTGGGCTTCATGAAGACCATCAACAAATATAAAATCAAATTTCTTATTGTTTATCTTGAAAAATTCATCAGATGTAATCACTAAATCAGCTACAGCATTTGGATCTGGGTCAATACACAATTTTTCTCTACATTTAATTAAATTAAAATTATGTTCTTTATTCCTAGTTCCAATTTCAAGATATGAAGATAAATTATATTTGCTTATATATTTGTTAATTATTTCACTTCTTTCCATAATCATACCAAAAATAGAAAAATCCCCATTATATAGGGGGACTTTCCATAAAATTTATTTCATAATTGAACTTACTTAGTAGATTGGGTATGTACTTTGTTGTCAATGAAGATCCCAACCTGTGTAAGAAGGTCAACCAATGTCTTGTTGTATTTTTCTTCTACACCATCACGAATGTCCTTACAGTACTTCAAATAATCATCTTCAGATTTGAAGTCAGTGGGTTGTACCAACTGCTTTGTGGCATATTCCACAATACTTTTACCGATGTCAACACCCAACTTGCTAAGTCCTTCCTTCATTGACTTACCAGCTACATAGGACATGAACATTCCTGCAGAACCAGTCTGGGCAGGAGCAGGAACAGGTTGTGGACGAGGAGCATCAGCATCCAATCCATCCATTGTTACACCTTCTTCGTTCAACTTGTTGTGATAATAATTCTTAAAATCCATTGTTTTCTCCTTAATTAAAAATTTTCGTCATCTTCATGAGCCAAGGTTCTACAAATATCTTCCAAGTCTTCGCTCATTGAAAACTTTGAACCATGTGTGCCTACAATGTATTTCCACAACTTGCGATATTTGTCATCTTCATCCAAATTCTTATAATAGTCAGTATTCCTTAGTGCCTTCAATGCTCTGTCATTCTTGATTTCGACCATCAAGTCAACTTCCTTATTCTCTTGAAGGAATTTTCTAAAATCAGATTTCAATTCTGTTTCTTCAAATAGAATATCCATTGCTTTGTTGAATCTAGATTCGTCATAGTTCAATGTCAAGTCAAGAACATCACCAAATTTGGCCTCACAAGCATCTTCTGTCAAAGACAACTTGTCAGCAACGAAGGTCAATAGATCCGCATAGTTTTCTTCTACATCAGAATGTTTTTCCTTCAACAAGGCCACCTTGGTCAAATAGGAATCTATGGCATTTTCTAGACCATCCCTAGTGATTTCAGTAGGAACAGTATATTGCTGATAAGATTCTTTGTAAACTTCCTTCTTTGCCTTCTTATAATCGTCAAGCATACCTTTAACGATCTTGGCTACAGTAGCAACATTGTATGTTGGCTTGGCTTTGAACGAAGTGGTCTTCATCAACTGATGGAATTTACCACGCTTCTTTGTATCGCCACCCAACTTGATTGAGATGTCGCCATTATCCAATGTCTTAATTGAACCAATCTTTACTTTACCAATTATGGACCTGTCAATTACATCAAAGGTTCCTTCATCAAACTTTTCAACACCGAATCCTGTGTTGGTAAAGATTTTAGTAATTTTTTCAATGAATTGCGATTGTCTATTCTCCATGATTCAAAACTCCATTTGTATAGTATTTATAAAATTTCGCTCTTATTTGTTGTAATTTCTGATACCAAAGGTGCATCCTTCACAAGTTCGCCATTCAACTCGGCATCTTTTGTATCAAATTTCAAGTCAGAATTAAATTGACCAAAACCAAATAGGTTCTTATTGTCATTTATGATAGTCGCACCATATTTTGCGGACAAGCTATCTGCGGCTGGTTGAATTACATAATTCTTATTGTTGAAAATTTGATAAATCTGGTCACCGGACATATTTGGTTTCAAAGAAGTAGGGACTTGTGGGTCATAACCACTAGAAAATGCAGTCACTTGCCAGTATTGTAATGTAGCTGGGTTTCTATTGGTTTCACCATAGGTTTTATCTATCCAACTTACTGGGGCTGTGCCGCTAAGAGCTGATAAGTACTGACAATACCCAGACCATAATGTAGAATTTTCGTCAAAATATGAACTCGTTGACTTCAACTGCATTGAGCCAACTGGATAATTGGTGATGTCTGGTAGTTCTTCGTACTCGTAATCCTGCACGATATAGTTCTCACCCAGTTTCTGTTCTGGTTGATTTTCGCTAGGCAACAAAGCAGACACCCTTCCAATCTTTGTACCAAACATGTACTCAAAATCATGCCTTTCCTTGAAGTTTCCTGTATAGTTGCCAACAATGTTTTCCTTCCAGTAACTATCTTGATTGTTGACTGCCAACTTGGTAATGATCTGGTCAATTATGTAACTATCTTCAATTGGCTTGTACAACCATGCTTCAATCGTGAATGAGAATGAAACAGTAATCTCCCTCTTGTCTTCTTCACCAAAGTCAGTAGTAATTTCCTGGGATGTGCTATCACACTTCATCTTGATTGAACGTCTCTTGTTTATGAACCAGAATTCCTTCAAGTCAAAATATGCTTCAGGAGCAAATCTCACCAATACCTGTTCCATGATTTGATTGGCATCAGATATATGTTCTGTCTTGGCTTCCATTGAGATTGTAATGTTGTATGGAACTGGGTGTACATCTGCCCAGAACTTGTTTGCCATTATGTAATCTACACCATTTACTTCAAAATAGTCAGAATAGAAGCCTCTCGTTTCTCCTGCACCAGAATACCTTTCGCCTGCAAATGAAATTCCATCTATCCTGTATGTTAAGTTTGGAAGTTGAATATAATACTTCTTTCCTGATTCCTGTTCTACACGAAAATCATGGGACTTCATTCTAGGGCCATATTTCAATGGGACTTGAATTTGTTTTATTGGTTCACCCTTCTCATCATAACGGATTACACACAAGTTACTGAAGAAGTTGCCAAATCCGATTACAATGCTACGCAATGTATCACTGAAGAAATAGTTATATGGATAGCCACCACTTGGATGACCATCTATCCAACCTTTATGGAATCCATGTGTAGAAGGGTCATACACAGGTTTAGTTCTTTTATCTGGATTATTTTCAGTCCAATTACTCATACATTATTTATGATTTTGAATAGCAAGTTAAGATATAATTACAACATTCAAGTACTTTATTCATATCTATATTAAATCCGTATTTCAATCTCATATAGTTAGCTGTATTATACATCATATTTGCTTTATCATTAAAATTCTTATGTAATGCTGTTTCGTCTATATTACAAGCATAATCATATTCACAAGGATTTATTAAAGATAAGTCTATTGAGATTTTTGTATTATTTTTAAGTAAAAAGGTATTTATCCAGCATTCGTCACATTTTGGAGATAACAATAACCTATCTTTTACATATTGTTCACTATATGTTTCCCATGGGAATGTATTTGGTGGTATTATGCATTGACCACAAAATGAGGGTAAATATGCTTTATGGTATTCTTTTGTTTGTGGAATGTATAGATTTGTTATTGTATTTACTGTATTAGCATATTCAATTAAATCATAAGGATATATTCTATCTTCATCAAGTGAAATTACAACATCTTCATAATGGTCAGGATATACTTTCCATCTTTTATGGCAGTATTCATTTTTGTCAATCCATTTAAGTATTATATTATTTAATTCAATTTGCTTTACTAATTCATCTGGTATTTTATGATCTGGAAATTCTTCTGTAGAAAGCCAAATGTAGAACAAATCAGGTTTTACTGTTTGTGTAGAGAAAAATTTTTCCAAAAATATAGGTAATTGATTTATTCTTTTAGGCCAACAAGTCATTGTCACTACAGTCTTCATCATCTACCTCTATCTGATAAAATCGTTTCAAAATTATGTCGTTGTTGTAATGTTCAAGCTGCCATTTCAAATCAAAACATTCATCTCTGATTAAATTCTTTCTTCTTTCTTCTAATTGGTAATAATCACTTGTTTTTATTTCTGTATTACCTAATTTTATTATTGATTCTTTCATTTTTATAGTAAGTTCTTTATATAATTTTTGATAGTTTACATTTTTTTCTATGAAAAAAGAATCAGGTATAAGATTTATTCTATATTTTCTCTTACCTGTTTTTTTATATAGTTTTTGTATTTCAAATCCTTGTAATACTTTAAACATAATTAAACTATTCCAACAAATCTACCATCTTTCCCATTATATTTTTCAATTATATTCTTTATATAAGATGTTATATCTTCTTTATGCTTTCCTTCAATTATAAAATCAGATCTATATTCACTATTGCTATAATCTTTATGGAACATTGGTCTAGCAAAACTGAATAATACACTATTAAAACCAAGATCAAATGAAAAATCTATAAAATCAGGTATATCTTTATAATTGTATTTACTAATCGTGAAGGTAGAATGTAAATCCCAAGTTCTTTGTGGATGCAAAGCCAAATAATTGACATTTTTAAGTAATATATTCCATCTACCACCAGGACGAACAACATTGTAAGTATTTTCTGTGGCAGCATCAACACTTATTTTTATTTCTTTTATGTGTTGTATATTGTTTGGATGTATTTTACTGAAGTTTGTATTATTTGCTAGAACACCATTTGTATAAATTATGATTTTATTAAGTTTACTTCCTACTTCAAATAAATCCTGTTTTAATATATCCATATAAGATTTATTCAAGAATGTTTCTCCATCACAACCTACACTTATTGTATAACTTTTTTTAATAAGTTCAATTATATCATTAAAGTCTTTATCTGTCAATTGATTTATATAAGAATCATAATCTTTATCTCTACAAGTAGGGCACAATAGATTACATTTTGAATCTAGCGATAAATTTAAAATTAGTGGATTATCCATCACACTATTATATTGTTTATTTAAATACCCTTCATATATTTTTCTACCATAATAGCCATATTCATTATATAAACTATATCCAGTATGAAAAGTAGTTAAATTATCTCTATTAGATTTATATTGAGGGCATTTTTCACATAAAGAATAATCACCTTTAATTATTTTTTCTTTTATATCTTTTAATTTTTCTGATTTAATTATATCAGTTATATCAGTTGATTTTATTTTATATTCATCAGATAAAACATTATAACATGCACATGGTTTTGTAGAAAATGTATAACCTACATCATTATCGCTTTTATATCTATATAAGTTCAATTCAAATGGTATTATACAACAAGTTGGATTATTCCAAAACTTTGTTGCTTCATCAATATAAGGTATATAGTCTGGTAGAATTTCTCCACCATAATAAGGATCTTCTATACTTATATCCAATGAATTTATAAATTTGTTCATTATACCTTCAACATTCTGTCACGATAGAAAGGTTTGAGTTTATCCAATTCCCTAATTACAACATTGTCAATATGGGCAATGTCATTATCAAGATCCTTAATGTGACTTGTATAATCTAGAATGTCCTTCTTGATTTTGTCTTGGTCAGTCTTTTGTAGACTAATTACTCTTTGGTCACAAATATATCTTGATGCTTCCATAGCAAATGGTTTACCCTTCAATCCAGGCATATTCTCCGCAATGTACTTGACCGGGTCTTTTTCTTCCAATCCCTTAATGACTATTTTGAGATTCTGTGAAGCAATCAATCGCCAATTTGATTTCTGTTTCTTGTCTTCATAGATCTTCTTTTCTGCCTCGCACATTTTTGTTTCTACTTCTTTTCTCCAGTCTACCCACATGTTCATCAAGTCAACCATATTGGGCATAATTACTTTGGTATCTACATCCTTCGTTATATCCTTTGACTTGTTTCTCTCAATGGCATAGTAACGATAACTAACACTCTTAATCATGTGCTTGTGGATCTTGGATTCAAAGTCAGCTTCATTCTTCAATGTGACTTCTAGTTTACAAGGTTCGTCCTTGGTAGAAGAATCATTCACATACAATACAACACCATCATCAATTAGACTAATCATCTTGTTGATGAATGAAGAAGGAGAAAAACCAGGACAATAACCAGTAATGGTCAATAGCACATTCTTCTTGTCGCGGACTAATGTGTAATCACAATCGTACTTGATTGCTCCTTCACCTTTCTTGTAGAGCTGTTCAATTTCTTCTGGTGTAGAGATTATCTTTCCACCATACTTATAGTCAGGACCTTTCAAGAACTTCATGATGTCCTTGACCTTAGTTGCTTCTCCTTTCTTTACTACTACCTTCAATGCTTCCACTACTTCTTTCAAGTTATGGGCAGGTATGTTACAACTCAAACCAACCGCAATTCCAGCACATTCGTTGATGAAAAAATTTGGTAGACGTGTTGTAAGGACGATTGGCTCTTTGAATTCTCCAGTATAATTTGGAATATAGTCAGCCACATCCATACATTCAAGCATCTTCATACCCAATTGGGAAATCTTTGCTTCTGTATATCTGTCAGCAGCAGGCCCATTCTGCAAATCACCCCAGTTGCCTTGACCATGTATTAGAGGGTATTCACTAGTTGCTAAAGTTACTAAAGAACCGGTAAGAACTGGAGTGAGGATGATACTTACCCATGCAGTCACCCGTAATTCTAGCTGATTTTACTGTCTTATTTTCCCAAGTAGCTTTCAATTCTTTAGCTGTCCACATCAATCTTCTTTGGGCAGGTTTCAATCCATCACGATAATCTGCCAAGGCTCTATCTTCTAGAACATCCAATCCATAGACTTCCATGTTGTTATGGAGCATCTGGTCTGTGTCTATGGTCTTTTCTGTAGATTCATTTTCAAAAAAATCATCAATGTTGCTTTTCTTCTTCATGTTCATCATTTACCTTTATTAAAATCGTTGGTATCTATTTATACCCATTCCAAATATAACAAATAATCCCATATTAAATGGGACTTTTAATTTTTTGATCTTATGTTTTAAAAATCTTTTTCTATTCTAGAAAGTTTATATTTAAACTTCTTTTCTTTTATTTTCATTATTATATTTTTAATTTCCTCTTTTGCTTTTTCATAATCATCATAATAGTTGATTCCATCAAAAAACTTACCACTTTCGTCAATATCTGATGCTACATTTACAAAATCTTTTTTATTTTTTCTTCCATAAATCTGAGCATTATTAATCAAACAACCTCTTACACCTGGGTAAAATACATATCTATAATTTTTATATGTAGGATGTTGTGCATTTGATATTTCTAATCCAAATTCTTTTGCCAATCTATCAATTAGTTTCTTCATATTTAAAAATCCTTATCTATAGCTTCCAATTTTTTGTTTAACATAATTTGCTTATATTTAAATTCCAATTTATCTAGTCCATTAAATATGTCATCCAATAGTTTTTCTGTTACATATTTATGCCAAAATTTTGACATTATAGATTCCATTAAATTGTATAATTCTAAATCACAATTTTCATTACAATATACTGTAAGGACATTATACTTATGTTGGTCATAAAAACTAACTTTATTCTTTGAAATCATTGGATGAGCATTGATTTTATTAATCAACTCATTAGTCCATCCTCTATTTTTATTATAATCATAAGTGAACATTCTAAAAATCCTTCTTTATTCTAGAAAGTTTTCGCTCAAATAAAATTTTCTTGTATGGTAGAATCAACTGTGTTTCTAGTTTTTCCATAATTTCGTTGAAGAACTTTTCACTATATATTTTATGTTCAATTTCTGTTCTTAAAGAATCTGTTAATCCAAATTCCATATTGTTAAATAAATCAGGCTTCCAAAAGTACATATCGTCATTACAAAAACAACTCAATGAATATAGTTTATCAAATTTATCTTTCGGCCATCCGCGCTTTTTAAATGATTCGTAATTCAGCATAAATCAAAAATCCTTTTCAATCAGTTCAATTTTCTTCTTAAATTTAAGTTCTTTAATTTTATTCAAAATCTTTGTTAATTGCTTTTTTGTTTTTTCATAATTATCAAAATAAACTATACTATGAAAAGCAAATTTACCATCGCTAGTCGCAGATACATCATAAACTACATTTACATAATTTTCCTTTGTTTTAAAACTCCAGATTGGAGCATCATTCATTAGACTACCGTCACAATTGTTTATAAAAACATATTTTTTATCTTGGCCATAATGTTCTACAGTAACAGTCAAGCCAAATTCTTTTGCCAATCTATCAATTAGTTTCTTCATAAATCAAAAATCCTTCTCTATATTTTCTAGTTTCATTTCTCGTTGAAGTTCAATAATTCTTTTCTTTAGGAATTTCAATCGTTCTTCAATTTTTTTGTAAGAATACATCCTTTCTTCGTTGAAAAAACCAATTCTAGAAGTTGCCCATCCAGCATTAAATCCATCCGTTGTATCTCTAACATCTACAGCACAATATATTGCACCAAAAATATCGCATCTCAATCTCAAAGCATAATCATTAGCATTAGTACCAGGATATGTCCAATCAATAGACTCTCCATTTTCATTTTTAATGTAATAGCCATATTTTTTACAAATCTCTTCTATTTTGTTTATATTCAACTTCATTAGAACATGTCCTCTAGATTCTTGTATTTTTCTGCTTGGCCATTCAATTTACTTGATACATTTGCTGCTTTGGCATTGTTCTCCAAAATGGTCTTCATTTGTGATGTGGTCAGTTTGTTAAAATCATATGAAGGAATCACAACACTATTCATTATGTCTTTATAATTTTCTGTATTGATCTTCATGTCTAGCAATGCAGAATAGTCATAGATTTTTCCACTTGAAGTCATATGGATATAATCATAGTAGATTTCTACAACAGTCTTTCCACACAAAATTTCACATTCATCCCAACCATAAGTCCAAGACCGTACATTTGTTTTTCCGTCTGAGATTGATTTCTCATTGAAGAAAGCCACATATTTTTTCAATTCGTTTATGACGTCGCCATTACAAATCATAACTAGAACATACTGTTGATGGTTTTCATTTTTCCCTGAGTACGCTGTTCCCAAAATAAACTGCGTTTGTTATGGTCTATTGATGTATCAAGTTCAAGACCATTCTCCTTGAACACATCTGTAATGTGGCACAATCCACGTTGTGTAAGTCTCATTTTCCAACTGTGTGGGATTCTCTCTATATAACCATTCTCTTTTAACGATTGCCATACCTGTGACTGACTAGAACAATAACCAATCTTTTCAATGATTTCGTTTTTTGTCAATCCTTCAGGATGTCCTGCAAGAACTTCACATACCAATGACCAAAATGTTCGTTCCTGTTGGAATCTGGATTGTTCACCGAGAAATTTCTGTGTGGTCTTTCGGAACAATTTATCGCATTTCAAAATATAGTATGAATTCATTTTATACCTCTAGTTTTATAATTTGTTTAAATTCATTCGTAAGATGGCTAAATTTATAACTAAGTTCTTCCATAGCATAGCTCCATCGTTTAAATGTATTACATTTACTATTAGTACGAATTGTATATGCAGGAACACTACCGTTTTCTACAAAGTCTATTTCCAAATCCCAGCATTTAGAATTGTCAAACATATGTTTTATTATGGGTTTTCGTTCAAATGCTATATATGAACAAAAACTCGGTGATGTGAGTAACTTATCATAATGTATGTCTATTGGATGGCCAGAACAACAATAATAGGTCTTAATTCCATGAGAATTGCATCGCATTACAACATCAGCAATATGTTCATCAATTATAGTGAAATCCTTATATTTTTCTGTGTTAGTTATAAATTCTAAAACTGATGGAAATATATATTCTTTCGTCTTGAAATTAACAAAGGGGTCTCTAAAATTACAAAATCGTAAATCCAATTGTTCCATAAATTATACCTCTCTTTTTCTATCAATATAGAAAATTTGGTATAAACTGTCAATATGAAAATTGCGAACTTATGTAAATTTTTATTAACAAAAGTCAGAATCAATGTTAATAATCTTTAACATTCTGTTAAATTCTTTCTCTTGTAATGATGGACTTTCTGCTTCTTTAACACATTTCCATAATTTATTGATTTTGTTAAACAAGTCTAACATTTCATCTAAATTCGTATAATCATATCTGGTTGTAATTTTTACAGTTGTTTGCTTAGGCAACATGTGATCTTTAATGATATAGACTAAACTATAATACAGATTACAATCAACAAAATCATATTGTTCTTGTTCAATTATTTCCAATTCATATAATGAAATATATGAACGATACCTTTTTACATCAAAATAATCAAAACAGAAATTAGATTTTAAATATGCCTTAACATATTCTATTTCTTTTGGGTATCTCATAGAATAATTAAAATAGAAAAAAGACCCAGATTTTTGTATCTAAGTCTTTTAATATATTTTTAATTTTGGAACTTCTTATTTGTTAATCCCCAGCAGTTCTTTTCTAAATGCAGTATCTTCACCCATTACATTTTCACATGCTTTCTCAGTAACATCAGTCCATTTCAATTGGATTAGTTTTCTTGTTTTGGGGCTAAGACAAAGTTCAGACAATTGGCCGGCATCACACTCCCCCCAGCCGTTTTAAGCGTGAAATTGTATAATCTGAACATTTCTGTTCCTTCATTTTGTTGTCAATTTCTTTTCTAGTCATTCCATATGCTTTGTTCTTTGAACTAGTTCCAACAAACAAAGGTGCATCAATTATATACAAGTGGCCATTCTTGATTAAGTCAGGCATGTAATTTACAAAGAATGCTGTCAACAAATTAGAGATATGTCCGGCCATCCGTATCAGAATCTGTACAGAGAATTACCTTACCAAATCTCAATTTGGATTCGTCATAATCGTCTTGTATTCCACAACCCAATGCAGCCACCAAGTCCTTAATCTCTCTATTGCCTTCACATTTTGCTTCACCCTTCTTTGTTGCTTTTCCAAACAATTCTTCTGGTGTTGCTTTAGCAGCATTGATGATTTTACCTCTAATCTTCAATTCGCCTTGGAATGATTCTCTTGCCCTAGAGAAGTGACCACCTGCAGAATCACCTTCCACAATGAACATTTCCAAATCCTTTGGATTCTTATGCTTTCTTCTGTCAGCATCAAGGAACTTGTCACTAATATACTTGCTACTTGCATTTAGTGTTTTCAATCCTTTCAACAAATCCTTGGATGCTTTCATCTTCTCTTTCTGCTCAAACATCTTTTCAGCATAAGTTACAATGCGATTCAAGACATCCTTGTTTCTACGGAAGAATTTCTCCATTGGTGGTGTCAATTTCTCTATGATTTCCTTTTCAACTGGTGTATTGGTCAATTCGTTCTTGGTTTGTCCTTGATATTGTGGATCCGCCATTCTATGATGGATAGCACCAATTACTCCTTCTAGAATGTCATCATTGAGAATCTTCTTCTTGGAATTCTCCTTAACAATGTTGCAGATTGTCTTTTTCAATCCATTCAAATGTGTTCCACCCAAATTGGTATAGCACACATTCACGAAGCTCCTGAATGTATATCCATCTTCTTTACCAAAATTTACAGCTACATCAGTAAATTCATCACTGAATGTGAATATAGAATCATTCTCGTTCTTTGATACCAATTCTTCTAGACCCTTTTCAGAGTAGTATTCAATGGTTTCATGGTCATCTACTTTCAAGTAGATGTGTAATCCAGGACAAAGATACTGAATGTCCTTCAATTCTCTCTTTAATCTTGGTAAATCTAAATCTGTTGAATCAGTAAAGATTGCTGAGTCTGGTGTCCACTGTACGATTGTTCCTTTCTTCTTTATTAGACCTTTATATTCTTCAGGCAATCTACAACGAGTTACATCAGATTTGACTATACCCTTTTCAAAAGTCTGTGTATAGAACCAATTGTCCTTACTATTGTTAGACCATACTTGTAGGTGTGTAGATAGTGCCGCAATGGCCTTCTGTCCGAATACCATTCAGACCAGAAGAAGTTTTATAGACATCGTGATTGAACTTACCACCAGCATGTAACTGTGTGAATACCAAGGTCAAAGAATCCATTTGGGCTTTTTCATTCCACCCAACAGGTATACCTCTACCATTGTCTACTACTGTTGTCTGTTTTGTTTTTGTATTGTAGAATATCCAGATGTTCTTATTGAATCCAGCCAAGTATTCATCTATCGCATTGTCAAGTCCGCTCTCTTAACAATCTATACAGACCATCAGATGGATTTCCACTCACAGCTCCAACATACATACCGTGGACGAGTTCTAACTGTTTCAAGACCCTTTAAAAAGTCAATGCTATTAGCACCATATTCTTTCACTTCACTCATTTTATATTACCTATTTGTTAATTTCTTGATTCTTTTTAATAATTTTTCTTTATCTTTTGTTGTAGCCAATTCACCACCTTTAATAAAGTATGGGGAAATGTCTTCATATGTGATTATACCATCTGCTAACAATTCTAGTGCTTCTTTATTGTTTAATACCCATTGAGAAATTTTTGCTATATCTCTTTTTGATAATTTTGTGTCATAGTTTTCTAAAGGCACAATACCATCTAATTTCATAGGTATAAGTTCATTAGGCATAAATTTATTTGAACCATCAAATTGAAATTTAATTCGTTTTGAATGATGACTTCTTTTGTATGCTTTACTATCATCAATCCATATATTAGCAGGTAAATCTAAATCATTTTTAGATATATTTCTCATTGCAATAGTTTCTGTATCTTCAACTATTACTTCATAACCATTTTCTTCTAAAATTTCTTTTGCTTCTATTAAAGTCATTTAATTATATTTTCCTTAATTTTATTATGTAGTTTCTCTATTCTCTTTTTTGAAGCTATTTTTTTATCTTTAATTAGATACTTTTGTATATCTGATAAAAATAACATACCGTTTGCAATGTTCACTATTGCTTCCATATTATTAAATATAAAGTATCTTAATTTATCTAAATCGGAAGGAATTAAACTACAATTTCTTGACCATTCTTTTATTTCGCCAGCAAGATTCATAGCACAAACTTTTTTTAATGGCTTTAATTCATCATCATTATCCATTTGAAATTTCACATAAATTTCATGTTTACCAATTTTATACTTCTGTAATTCATCAATCCATATATTCATTGGTAAACCAGTATACTTCTTTCTTAATGGTGTCATCTCATAAGTATCAGTTGGCTCATAGATTACAGGATAGCCAGCTTCTTTTAATAATCGTTTTGCTAATTTTATTTGTTCGTTCATAATAGTTTTCTATTTATAATTTAGAAAAAGACTATCGTTTAAAATAGTCTTTTCCAATTTTTGTTTTAATGTTGAACTTATTTCTTATATAACTTAAATGCTTCTAGTACTTTATCCAATGAAGGATATTTAATTATCATTCCATCTCGTAAATCATTCCAAGGATCTGACACCAGATTGTATTTCAAAACGAACCACCATAAATTAGTAGTCCCGTAAATGTTCTGAGAGATGATGTCTGGTCTACCTACTTCATAATAGTGAACCATGTAATTCTTTGTTTCACCAAAATCAAAATTACCAAAATCCATGCTTCCAAGATCCAGTTCATTGAATCCATTCACATTGGCTTCTTTTAGGTAATTCGTTCTGTAGGTAATGTTATCCATCTATCTTTATTCCTTCACGATTTCCCATTCAGTTGCTTTCTTTTCGTCCAAGTTCAATTGGTATAGTATTTCTTTCAAGTATCTATATGAATCCAATCTTGGCTCCCTACGATACAATAGCATACCACCATCTATCTGCTCACATTCTTCATCATTTACATATAGTTCTTCAGCAGAATAGTCTGGGTCAATCTTCATGTAGTCAACATCCAAGTCATCAGGACCATAGAATGAACCTAAGTTAACATACCCAATATAGCCATCTTCTATATCCTGGTCAAGTAGATTGTCTCCAGTACCGATTTCTGCTACAACAAATATATTATCGTTTTCGTTATACCATACCATTTTTTATACCTCTTTTTGGTATTTATAGTTTTTCATTTATTGCTTCCTTTATTAACTTCTCACATTCTGGGCGATTGTTGAGCCAGTCAGTTTCAAATATAGTGATAAGTTTTATTCCTTTATTTTCGCATATTTCCTTTTTAATCTTATCTCTATCCCAAAGTTCCTGTGCCGTTCTTCCTTCGCATACTATTTGATCTTCTTTATAATATAATGGATTGGCATGCCAATAATCACCATTATATTCTATACCTATTTTTAATTCTGGTAAATACACATCCAATTCTCTATTACCACCTAAAGTATCTCTATCATTTTCAATTACTTCACCAGAATATATGGATTTTACAAATTCAAATACTTCTTTCTCTTGTTTTGATGTAGTAAAATTATTTGATGCTTGTGAATATAATGGATTACAAATGGTACATAATACTTTATTTAAACCTTTTCTTGTTCTCAAAGTCAACACATTTATCTCATAATCATTATTACATAAATCACAATGGCATATACAGTTTCCTTTATTGTGGGGTTTGAATAATTTCATATTTGCCCAAGCATAAGTTTTTAAATGTTTTTCCTGAAATTTCTTTATTGCTTCTTCGCTATAATAATTTGGATTATTTTTCCATCTATTCTCTATTCTTTTCTTTATTGCATCTGGTGTATTTGTAATTTTTATGAAATTTTTTAATGCCTTGGCACTATGATAATTACCACCATTATTTTTCTTTCTTGTTTCTACTCTTTGTTTATCATTTTTATGTGCTAATTGTTGAAAATTCGTTAAGTTAGTATTATGCTCTTTATTATAACTATCCAAAGCATTTTGTCTTATTTTTTCGGATGCAAAACCTACACCGCCATATATCTTTTCTTGTGTTTTCTTGATTTGTTTTATAACATTAGGATTTGAAAAATTGTGTTCATATCCTGTTTTATTTTTATAACTATTCCTTATTGTTTTTTGTATATTTAAATCTTTCATTTCACATGATTCATTACAATACTTTTTATAACCATGTTGTAGATTTCTATATGGTAATTCTTTTCCACAAGTTCTACAAAATCCTTCATTAGGTTCTTTTAAATACTTATCATAGTATTCTTTTTCAGTTATTTCTGGGTGATGTAATCTTAAATGTCTTGAGATATATTTTACTGGTTGATTACAAATATAGCAATGAATATGTTTACAATTTCTACTTTTACACATATACGCCTCATTTTTTAATAATTTTATATAATTGGATTGCAGTCCAATACACTATTTATATAAAAAGAAGGAATGGCTGCAACCATTCCTTCCGATTTTTGTAAGAGGCGTATCTTACATATTATCCGAACATATACAAATCCGGTGAGGAGATTCTTTGTCAATTCTCTCTATAGCTGCATCATATCGTTCTTTATAGGAACTATATAAGGAATCCATGTTCAATTGGCCACCGCCAGCGATGGAAATTGAATATTTACGCAGCGCGTTCGACCAAATCATTCCGGCACTTACACACCACCAATTCCTTGAACCAGTAATCATTAAAGATTTTAAATGACTTTTGTCTTTTCATGACTTCCATTAATCCATGTACAGGTCTCCTTGGGGAAGGCCATACTGATAGTTCTTTCTCTTTTGCATTATATCTTACTTGATATGATTCGCCAAGATCAAATTTAATTTGTTCTAACCAAATAAGTTGTGCATTGAAATTACCACAGACATCTCCAAAGCTAGAATCACCATAACACATACCATTGTAATTGAAGGTATTCATGCTCTGAATTTGGTCATATAATACATTATGTGGAACAGTAAACAGTTCATTGATGTTTCCTAGCCAATTTGCGGTCTGGAAATCAACAACAGATTCCAATTCTTGACATAGTTTATAATGTGTTTTACCTGGCAACAATTCCATACAGAGATAATCGCGGTAGTTGCCTTCCTTATAATAGTATCTCTGGATATATTGTACTGTGTCTCTGATGATGTCCAAGATTTGGCTGTCCGCTAGTTCCACGCAGATTGTGGGGGATCCGCAGTTGTCCCTTTATATAAGCAATAAGTTGTGGGATGTTCTGTATTTGATGATCTGCCATGAAGTGGTCAACATCGTCACAGTAATTATCCTTGGGCATATGCTTTACAAAATGAGGTGGGACTTTTGGTGGTTTAGGACCGTCCTTGGGTGGAACGAAAGTTCCTGGTTCTGGTCTGAAACCGGGTGGGAATTCACCTGGTTCTTTATGATTTTTCCAAGGATATTGTTTGTTTTCAGCCATTTTTAACTACCTTAAATGATTCCAAATAATGTTTACTATATTTATTATTGATGTAGTGTAGATAAGGTTGTATAGTATCGTTTGTTATTAATTCAACTTCATTTTCAAGCATCAGATTATATTTTGCATTTTCTTGAGTTCCAGGAATCTTCATTTTTTCAAGTAAGTGGTTATTTTTGATTTCAACCAATTTACCTTCAACATTGAAGTCTGGATAATAAGTATGAATTTTATTGTCACCGGGCCAATAGTAATTAAGTTTATCTTTATGGAATGTAAAATTTACATTATGGTCTTCAAGCCAGATATAATATGCCAATTCCCAAGAACTATCAAATGATAATTCTTTATATCTATATTTTGGATTATTAAATATCTGCCCATAAGTATTCATTAAAGTTTCCATTGCTTTAGAGTGATTTGAATAGTTTTCATCACCATGTAATTCTAATTTTGTTTCTTTAATTTTATTTTTTGTAGATTCCAATTGAAAAACATTTGTTATTTTTTGAGTACCATCTTCATTATATCCATATTTTTTTAAATCTTCCTGTATTTCAGATTGAATATGTCTATAGTATTCTTCTGGTGTTTTACAGTTAGCATTAGACATAGCTGTATTAAATGCTTTATTACGAACTTTTTTATTTTTCATTGGATGAGTAGTACCATAATTCTTTTTCCAAGTCTTAATTTTCTTCTTTTTAGGTCCTTTTCCATGTAATGAACACACATTGCCATATACTTTTAGATTTGTTGATTGTGCCTTTTTTAATCCAAATATAGGTTCAGTTTCATGTCTATTTTTAGTTGAATATGAATTAGCACAGGTCTGACAACAACACTTTGAATAGCCAACACTAATAGACATAAACTGTGCTTCATTATTACAGTTTTCATTAGCACAAATATGTGGTTTTGGGTCAATATACTTATCATAATACTCTTTGACAGTCATATTATGCTTATTTAACAAATGTGGAGTCATTGCTCTGGCACTATGTTCTTCTCCGCAAAGTTGACACTTATATATTTTGTATATCATATCGTTCTATTTATATAAATATAGTAATATGGAAAGGATTTTACAGACAAGCACAATGAATACAAGTTCCAGCAAGAATAGGGTTATCAAGTATATCGTAATCCACTATACGGCCGGAACAACAAGTAAAAGTGGGTCTGCAAAGACAACAGCAAAGTATTTCGCAAAGGAAACCACTAAGGCATCTGCAGATTTCGTTATTGATGATTCATTTGTAGTTCAGTACAATCCTGACATCAAGAATAGGTATTGCTGGCATTGTGGTGGCAACAAGTATAAGACCAAAGGTGGCTCACTATACAAGATTTGTACAAGTGCCAATTCAATTGGGATAGAACTGTGTTCTACCAACAAGATGAAGAAGATTACCAATCCAAATGATTCAAATTGGTATTTTACAGATGAAGTAGTAAACAATGCCATTGAACTTGTCAAGGAACTAATGAAAGAATACAATGTTCCTGTTGAGAATGTAATTAGACATTATGATGTAAATGGAAAGCCTTGTCCAGGAATCATTGGATGGAATGAAGACACAAACGATGTTTCATGCTGGATGGCTTTCAAAGACAAATTGGTCACAAAAGAAGAACAAAAGATTCATGAAACTTGTGCTGGCGATAATTTCATAATAGAGAAAGTGATAGATGACATTACCCATGAACCTAAAATCCTAATCAAGGAAAAACCATTAGAACAAAAAAATGACTCTGTTAAAACAGAATTGACTGTTTGGGAATCAAAGAGCTTTATAGATAAGATTATTGATTTCTTATTTAAACTGTTCAAATAATTGTTGCTTAATTAGTTCTTTATCTGTCAACCAATCATATTCTTTTATTCTGATTAGTGTTAGGTCTTTTTCTAAGGCCTTTTGTTCTTTTAATTTATCTCTATCCCAAATTTCTTGTGCTGTTTTGCCAGAATTTTTATTAACATCTGTTGGCTTGTAGAATCTACTATCCATATGCCAATAAGCACCATCAAATTCTATGGCCAAGTTCAATTCTGGAAAATACATATCCAATTCAAATCCTTTTATTAACTGCCTATCGTTTTCCAATATAGGACCTGTGTAAATAGTTTTAATGTAATTTAAAACCTCTTTTTCTTCTTTTGAAGCTTTATTGTATGGACTATTACAGAACATACAAATTTGTTCATTATTTCTTATTCTTTTTCTATAGAGTAGTCTTGTTATTACAAAATCTTTATGGCATGTATTGCAAGTACAATAGCAGCGATCTGTATCTATATCATTAAGTGTAACTGTGTTATTTTTATCTAATTTTTGGTATTTCTTTTTAGAATTGTTTAATTTGGTCTTTTTATATTTCTCAGCAAACTCTTGGTATTGTAATGGAAGTCTAACTTTATAAGTTTCTTTCATGTATTTTTCATAACTATCTTTAAATTCTTTTGTTTGAAAATAGTTTTCCACGCCCCATTTTTCTTTACAGGTTTCTTTATATTTCTCATGGTTGTTCCAGTTTTCATCACCGTGTTCTCTTAATTTTGTTTGTTTTCCAAGTGCTCTTTTTTCAGGATTATTAAGAGCATAAGGTGTACCAATGCGTTCCATATTTGTCTGTCGCATTTTCTCTAATACTTTTTCATCTTTCATTGGAGAAGTAGAACCATGTATCTTTATGAAAGTATTTGTTTTCTTTTCATTCACTTCATCATTCTTAAATATGCAGTTTCTACAACAAAAACTTCTATAACCTCTATCTATACAAAGAAATCTTGTTGGCCTTCCACAAGTCTTACAAATGCCTTCATCTGGTTTCTTTATGTACTTGTCATAATACTCTTTTAGAGTTATGTCTTTATGCTTTTTCACTATATGGATAGCAAAATTTCTAGCTGTAGTAGTTTCTCTACCACATATTTCACATTTGTATTTTAACTGCATATTTGTTCTTGTTTCAAAATATACAATTCTTCTAGAGAAATTTCACGTATATTGCCAGAATCTTCTTGAATGGTGATCTTTGAATCACCACCCAAACATTTAAATTCGGTATTCACAAATTTTTCACCGGTGGTCACGAATTTGTTTCTGTAGCCAAGCTTCATCTCTACCCTCTACTTCAAACCATTGGATTTTTACAGGGATGAAGCTATTTTTGCCAGCCACAGCTTTACACCAAATGTTATAGAAATGATTCATACCTTTTGGAGTAGAGATTAGCAGCATCATAGCATCTTTTTTTGCGGCTTGGGTTGGGAAAACAGACTGCATGAATTTTTCGGCCATATTGTCATCAATGAAAGCAAATTCGTCAACAAGTAGAAGGTCAATAGATTTACCACGAACAGAAGAACTAGAAGATGCACCAGTAAAAATCTTGGTTTCGTTTTCCATAAGGATTTCACCGGTTATTCCATTTTACTAGACCTTGTTGAAGCCACATAGGTAATTTGATATAGGCATTCTTGATACGAAGCAAAATTTCTTCTGCCTGAGAAGCTTTGTTAGCAAGCACAGCAATCGTTTTAGATTTATGGAATAGTGCATACCAAAGGATATAGAGGGTAGCGATAGTTGTTTTACCAGTCTGTCTACCGCATCATAATAATTCTATTGTTCTTGTCAGGTATTTTTGCACAGATTGTCTTTACAATTTTTTCTTGGTAATCACGGAGTTTCATTTTTTCTTCACCGTTCAGGGCCAATGATGGTGAAGTATTTCGCAAAGTGGAAAATGGATTGTTTGCAGCGGATATATTCTTTCAAGTCTTCTTCTGTCATTGGGACTTGTTCACCTGCACCTCTTAACATTTCATTTTTAAAAAACATATAAATTCACCTCAAAAACTATTTATGAGAAAAGGTCCCGTTTGAAGGACCTTTTTAGAAAATTAGAACCAGAATGATCTTCTAGATCTTCTATGGTGTTCTGTTTTTTGACCACCAAGTATCTTTTTTGACCATTTGTTAATTATATCTCTTTCGCACAAGTCATCAAAGTATGTTCCTGTGTAATATGGTGATGAAGAACTAATCCAGTCTCTAGGACTATTCTTGAAGACTTGAACGAATTTCTTTCTATCAAATTCATATTCAGACCATTGACCACCAATGTTTCCATCTGCTATATCTTTTTTCAATTGGTTGAAAGCTTTGTCTGTGATATAATAGAAGTGTCTACGGGGTGTTCTTGGGTCACCTTCTTGAACTACAACATGTGTATTTCCTTGTGTTTTGATTTTCTTGTTTATTTCTCTTGTAGAAAGATCTGTTTCATCTGTTGAACCATATTTGTACAATTTCAAAGAAGAATCTTTCTTCATTAGTTCAGCACATTTATTTTGCCAAGTACCGTGATGTCCATCTGAACCATGACCAAAAGACTTCTCAATGGAATTCCACCATTTTCTACATCTTGCTTTACCGGCAGAATTGGCATAACGAATAGCATCTTTTGTACCATAAGTTTCATATACCCATTGATGTACCATTTCGTGAACCAATGTATTCTTGAAGGTTGGATAGTTCTCAATCTTTGGTGATATGTAGATGTATGTGGTAAAAATCTTCTTTCCATCAAAATCGCAACATGCTTTACCCAATGAGGACATTTTCTTCCATAGAATGTTTCTTGGTTTCTTTAGTTTGCCATCAAAATACTTCTTATTGAATCCTTCCCACTGTTTAGCAAGCCATTCATCATCGCCTATATGTTCATAAAGTTTTTGTGTAGGATCATCAAATGCTTTTCTTGCTTCGTTTAACATTATTCAATCTCCAATCCGGTGCCGTTCTTGTCAATGTAAACTGCATTCCAAACCTTTTCTTTAGCAGTTTCCAAATCCATATCCCTTTCAAAAGCTTCAAACATTACTGATTCAAGTTCATCTTCGTTAACAGTAAAATTTTCTTCTTCGGCCTTTTTCATTATAAATTCACGCAATTTGTCTAAGTATTCTTTCTCATAGGTTTCTTCGTTCAAAACCCTATATCCATTTTTTTTCTAATAATTGTTTGGCTTCGTTCAAATGCATAATTACACCTTTTGATTAATTCGTTTAAGGGCCCATTTCACACCAGCTCGGAAAGCTACATCTGGTTCCGTTGTTACTACATATTCACCAGTTTCATCATCTACTAAAGCACCATTCTCTGCTCCGATTTTCTGCTCTGCTACCTTTCGGTATGCTGCATACTCTTTACTAGCCTTCTCTATCTCGGCTTTCGTAAGTTCTATCTTGTCGGATATGGTGATATATCCATTCTTTGTTAGTATCTGAAAAGCTTCATTCAAATCCATATTTAACTCCTATACACCTATATACTATTTATAAGAAAAGGTCCTTTTTGTGGAAGGACCTTTAATGTGGAAAATTTAAATTTTGTTAATTAACCAACAAAGAACTTTCTAATTCTTCTTTGAAGATTTGCTACTGGATCTTTAGTACCAAATACTTCTTCAATGTTCTTGAAGGCATATTCCTTGATGTCTTTTTCATCAACTTCAAAATCAGTATCCTTAATGATACCAGATACGAACTGTGGTGTTAGGGCCTTCTTCAAGAACAATGTTTTCTTGCGGAAATCGTCTTTGAAGTCAGACCAATCGTCTGTGCCTTGTTGACCACGAGGTTCACGGGTAAGACCAGGAACATCTTCCAAGGATTCATCCAAGTCATCTTCATCGTCACAGTCTTCACAATCTTCACAATCATCACAATCATAGCATTTCTTTTTCTTTCCTGCTACTTTCTGTTTGTGTGAGAACTTATCAGATTTTGGTTTGGACTTTCCTTCCTGAAGAGTGGCTTCGTCAACTGGAACATCGTCAACTACATCATCATCAGCATTGTCATTTTCTTCGTCTTCACATTCTTCGCAATTCTCGTAAGCAAGAATCTTAATGATGTCTTCTACTTCTACACCCTTGGCAAAGAGATCTTCAATGCGTTCTCCATTGGTAGACATAATGTCAGCAACTTCCTGTGCATCAAATCCTTCGTCACCAAGACCCTGTTCAACGAATGTGAATACATCGCCATCTTCCATATTGGTTTCTGGGACTTCTTCATATACAGAATCATCTTCAAAATCTTCTCCAATGATTCTATATCCTTCGTCAAGCAACATTTCTTTAGCTTCGTCTAATCTCATTTTATATACTCCTTATAAGGTTTATTACTATAATCTATTTATGAAAAATGACCAAGGAAAACCTCAGCCATTTTTAAGTTTAATAGTAGAATCCTTCAAATTCATCGTGTTCTCGGTATTTTTTCGCCAATTCTTCATGTTTTGGTGAATTGTATGGGCATTTGTCATAATCTTCCATATCTGGAAAATCTAGATATAGTCGGCTATTTGTAATGTCCTCTGGGCAACCTTTAGGAAAATGCTCCTCCAAATACGCCCTATTGTCATACTCGTCATTCCTTAGCCAGTCAAAGTTGTCATATGGTATGCGAATACAATATGCCCCATGCTCGTCAGGAACGTTGGTTTCCTGGTCTTTAAGATAGTCATACTCTGGTTTCAATTGAAGATCTTGCTTGAACGAACTGTAATCAACCTGATGATGGATTCTCTCAAACTTGTAAATCATTGTCGCATACTGTGGATAAGTTTCTACCAACAACTGTGACTTTGGTATAGTTCCACCCAAATCCTTTGAATAGAATACTTCCGTATTTCCACCCTTGACTGCTTGGGTATGCATCTTATCCGCCAGCATGCAGTTGAATTGAACTGTACACCAGCCATGTGATAGAATGTCAAGTGATTGTATCGTGTCCTCGTTATAGCGGCCACGCTGCATTACATAAGGACAGTTCAAGTTCCATAACCCATAAGAATAGATACGGGTGTTAATGATGATTGGTGGTATGTGTTCGCCACCAATAGCAAAACATTCATAGTTCAATCCAGCCAATCCAATGTTGGTATATCGGTCAACGAATCGTTCACAAGAACTAAAGATCTCAGGTGAATGGGAAATCACTCGGCGTCCTCTCCAGTATCTAGTGAACTGGTCTGTGTTGTCATCAAGAATCCAACACCAGTTTTGTTTCAATGTATACTTAGCATAGTCAGCAGCCCAATTTCGTGCTGCACCAGGGCCTGTAACTGGCTTACCATTCTTAGGGTCTATCTTACTTCCCAAATCAGGATTGATTACATCATATTTGTCCTTGTAACTCATATCCATTTTGAGAATGGTGCAGTATGGACTTTCATTCAACTTACAGTTTACATAGTTGTCATAATCCCAATCTTCAACTACAATGTAATGGTTGACTTGCATCTTTGTTAACTGATGCGAGATGTGATTCTTAAATTCTCCAGAACGGCCCCTTGATACAACGAAAATTGGATAACGAGGATGTTCGCCACCAAGCCATCTTACACGATGCTTTGTATGCTCCTGCCATTTCTGTATAGGGTACCAACAGTCTTCAGGACTTACTCCAAATGACTGTTCAAAGATTTCCATCAATTGTTCAAGTGAATAATCTGATTTCTTGAAGTACATTTGAATTTTTGTATAGGAATATGGAACGAAGTCAAAAATGAATTCAGGCATTTCCCTCCATTTATCCCAATAATTCCATGATTTAGCATTTCTTGCCTTTACATGCTTGATTTTCTGCTTGAATGTAAAATCAGGGAATCGTGCTTCTTCTGTGTATTCAGTCAATCTATAATCTTCAATTCTTTCGTGACAAATTCCAATGTCATCACATACCAAATTTCTTTTTCTAGCATCAGCACAAATTCTCTTATATAGTTTATCTAAATCTTCCTGCGTTCTTACTTGTGTAGAGAATTTCCAATAACCATTGTCAGTTATTTCTAATTGTGTATAGTCCTTAACCATTACTCCGGTCTTTGTTGAAGAATCTATATTCTTCATCACCATACTTCAACATGCTTACTTTAAAACCAAATTCTTCACAAAAATCTTTCATTGTATCAGGACTGATCTTCAATGATTTCATATCCTCTTTTGTGAGATATGGTTTACATTTCATAAATTCCAATATGTCTTTCTTGTTTGACTGCATATTTTTTCCTTTAAAACATTTCTTCTATAATTTTTTTCTTATCTCTAATTTTATAGCATTTGAAGACAAAATCTTCTGGTAAACATAATTCATTTATAATTTGGTATTTTTTCTCATAATTTACTTTAAATAGTTTATCATTGTCATAATTCTTTTTTATGATTATGTCATCATTTATGAGTTTCACAGAGATATGTATAAGATCAGGAACTTTATAATAGCCAAATTCATTCCAATCAGTTGATTTAAAATCCATAGAATTACATACCCATCCACAAGAATAAAATGTAGATAATAATTCTGATAAATTAAAATGCTCTGTATTCATATAAGCAAAAATAGAAAAAGACTTGAAAAAACCAGGAAATTTATTTTTCCTGGTACTTTAAAAAATTATAATTGAAGTTCTATTATTTGTCAGAGCAATAGCAATACCAGCCACAAGGCAATTCAATTTCCTTACCATCGTAGCGGGCTAGTTCATTGGCAGGGCCATCTTCTTCTGTAATGGCTTCTGCAAGTTTATCTTCATCAATCAAGTTGTTCTCTCTAACAGTTCTATTAAATTCATTCTTTCCAAAATTGTCAATGTACCATTCAATAGAATCGCTGTAACCATCTTTGAGATACTTCTCTACTGCTTCATCTTCATCCAAGTCACCAAATTCTTCCTCATATCTTTCAGGTTCAGATTCCTTGATGTCAGAAACATAGAACTCCGCAGATTCTTGCTTTGCATCATCAAACCAATCCCTATCAACGAATTGGTCTATTCCACCGAGCATATCAAAATTGATGCCTTCATAACCAATGTCATCAAATAGATTCTTTATACCTTCTGTAGAAGCATCTTTTGCTTCGTCTTCAGTTTCATAACAAAGGTATTCTTCATTACCCCATTTGACCATAATGCCATATTCACCTGGTCCTTGGTTATATTCAACTTCTGCATCTTCTGCTTCGTTACCAGTTTCTTCAGCCAATTCACGAATCATGGTCTTGATGTTGTCATCAGTTTCATCAAAATCTTCCGATTCCTTAATGACCTTATAGCCAAAACCTTTTACGATTTCCAATGCTTCTTCTAATTTTTTGTTATCCATTTTAAAATCTCCCATATGTTTTTTATATGGTATTTATACTTTTTTTCAGTTAAAATCTGTTTCCATTCTATCCAATGTGCTTTGTAGTTTCTTCTTTTTAATCAAGCAATCTATTTGATTGTCTATATTCTTTGCGGCCAAAAAAGCATTTTCTATATCTTTAACATTGAATTTCTTGAATCTTCTTGGAAAATGGTATTTCTTTGATTCTTTACAGATTAGCCTATTAAATTCCCTAATTGTTGAAAAAGAATCTACACATGTTTTTAAATGTATTTTGAAGTATGTTGGAGGGCTTTTAATTTCCACATGAACATTAATGTTCTTCAAGTGCACTGCATTAGTGCCATACCATTCATCAGGAAAATGCTTTAAAATGGCTTCTTTTACATCTTTTCTCATTTAGTTGCTCTTTGCGAAGTTCTTGTAGAATTCAGCATATTCACTAATCTTGTCTAGTGTATTGGTTAGACTATTCAATCGTTCTTCTATCTTGTCATTCTTTTCCTTGAGAACCTTGACAGCCAACCTTTCTTCTTCTAGATTGTGCTTGTGAATTTCCAAATCCTTGTTCTTCTGTTCAATGGTGTTTTCCAGTTCATTGATCTTGTTCTTGAGCTTGTCAATGTCTTCTAGATTGTGAGATACACCAACATTCATTCTCAATATAGTGTCATTCTGTTGTTTGATTAAATCATTCTTTTCTGTCAATGTATCAGTCAAATTCTTGATCTGGATTTTGTAATCTCCCATTGCTTCTACATTGGCCTGAACTTCTGTTTCATATTTCTTTGCTTCGTTTACCAAAGAAGTAATCTTTTCATTTAGTTCATTGATTGTTTTACTAGAAGTTTCCTTCAATGTATCAAGTTCTTCCTTGGTTTGTTTATACCAATTGACAATTTCTTCAATGGCAGCATCTACATCTTCTGCTGCATATGCCTTCAACTTGACAGTCTTTCCTACAGGCCATTCTTTTCTACTAACATCAATTTTGTTTAAGTGTTCATATTTCATAATTAAAAATCCTCATGAATTTTATTAATTTTTGCTATCTGTTGTTTATATTTATTAACTTCTATATCAAATTCTTCCATTGCTTTTTCTCTTCGTTTTTCAGCATCCTTAATCATCTTGTTCAATTTCTTGATTTTTGGATTCTTGCTTTTTTCATTAAAAGAATTAACCATATTTTCTAATTTTGTCAGATATTCATCAATGTCTTCTGGTGTCTTAAAATCTTCATAATCATCTTTAAAATTAAATGGTAGTTCACATTCAATTGATTCATATGGTATTAAAACAGTCATATCGTGAAAATAAATTATTGCTGTATCTTCAAAATCAATCATCTTTTTATTGTAGATTTTCTTGCACATATCAAGTGTCACATATAAACTTTCAAGTTCATCATCTACATCAGTTGCTGAATAATTTTTATTTTTATATTCACTTTCCATATCAATTAGTTTATCTACTAGATTGAACTTCACTTTATGTTTATCCAATATAGTCTGAAATTTCTTTGCCTTTTCTATATCAAAATGAAGTTTCACAAAATCATTTTCAATCATAGTTAGAAATCTCCTTCTATTCTATCCAGTTTTCTTTTTATGAGATAATCCTTATATTTTCTTAATAATTCAACTATTTTTCCTTCCAATACATATTCATCTTTAAATGTCTTTTGGTATTCATAACCGCGGAAATAATAACAAAGTAAAAAAGAATTATCATTTTTATAATACACAACAGTCAATGCTAATTTTTCTAAAGTTATTTCTATGTAGCACAGATGATTATCTGTTTCTTCATGAAATTTCATTCCATACTTTTTTGCAAGTTTCTTTAATACAAATTCCATTACGCAAAATCTTTTTCTATTCTAGAAAGTTTTTTCTTTATTTTAATTTCTTTACTCATCTTAATATATTTCTTATATTGCCCATACAATTCTTTTAAATGTATTTTAAATGATTTAAAACCATTATCTGTTACTTGATAATCTCTAGACTGACAATAATTTATGATATATTCTTTAGAATAAGAATCATAATAAGTATCTAAATGATCTGCTAACGATATAATATAATCACCATTACATAAAAATACTATTTTTGTTGCATAACAAGTTTTCACTTCTGCATCAATAAACCAAGTCCTATCTTCATCACGATATAATTGTAATTGATAATGTTTTACAGGATACTTGTCTATCTCTTTCTTAAAATCATCTACAGTTACCATCTAGAACATTCCTTCAATTTTCTTGATTCGTCTACTGTTTTCGTGTTCTTTAATTAGTTTCACACATTCATTGAATTCACTTAGCAATACTTCCATTTGTTTATCAAATTCATTCATGTCCATAAAATCGTTATAATGATATTGAGTGTCTTTCTTTGAAGTATAAAAAAAACACATTCTAATTACTTCATTTAAATCCAATCTTACTGACCTAGCAATGCACAATTCATTATTGTCTTTATCATAATTCAAGAATGTTCCAACTACTCTATATGGTGTCTTTGGTATAACACTACCAATACTACCATAATGATTCTCTATTTCAACCAAATCATATTTCTTGATTAGTTCATAGTATTTCTGTTCTTCTTTCGTCATAGTAATGCAATTGCCTTCTTGATCTTGTTGAATAGTTCATAAACAGATTCAGTTCTATCAAATAATACTGCTTGGTTTCCTGTGGACTTATAATTCTCTACATTGGAAAGTTTATCATCTACCAATATGGAATTTGGTTGAGCATACTTATGTTTAAAACTACCATTGTTCAAGATTATAATGTTATCTCTAATACTGGTGTATTTCTTCAACCAAACTCTTTTTCCATCTTTTCCATTTTTCAAATGGATTGCAGACATAATTCCTACTTGGATTCCTGTATGTTCTTTACAAAAATTCTGTACCAGTTCCAATAACTTCATTCCAGTTTCAATAGGTTCCATTTCACTCCAAAACTTTGGACCTATCTCATCCATTTTATTCCAATCTGGTCTGCCATTTACTTTCCAGCAATCCATCATATCGCATTGCTTATCAAAATCGCACAGAACTCCATCTAAGTCAAAATATATCGTAATCATATTCATAAATATAATTTTTTATACTTGAAAAGTCAATAGATTTTTTTAAGAAAAATCCTTCTCAATCCTTTTAAGCTTAGTTTCCATCAAAAATTCAATTTCTTTATTAGCTAATGCTTTCATGAAATCTTCTATATAGCTTTTCAATTCTTTAAAAGTTTCTATATAACATGTTGGTTCAGTTTTCAAATCTAAATATGAATCACATCCCTTTAAATCTGTTCTTTTTTTAATTGAAACTGTAGGTGCAACATTCGTAATCTTCACTTCTCTTCCTGTTCTATGAAAATAGATGAATGACATATAATGTCCTTCAGGATAATCATATTTCCACCCGTAAGGCACAAAACATTTTGAATAAATCAAAATTCTATTTGCTTTTTTAGCAAACCGTAATTTCGGCGACTTGCTATTGACATAATCAACCAATTCATCCCACAACATTATAATCTCCAAGTTTCTCCAGATACTTCGCCAATTCTACTCCATGCGAACACTGTTTCTTCAATTCGTGGAAAAATTGCCTAATTACTTCATTGTCTACTTCAAAATCTAGTTTATCTGCAACATCACCATCTTTCATTCCAATCAATGCTCTTTTCAATGAAAGGAATCTCCCATAGGCCTTTACATAATTATCTTCTTTCGCACATTCAGCAATTCCACTACCAACCAATACCCTTGAATTAGTTTCAGGATGCTTCGCATTTACACAACCCCTTACCAAACTGTGCTGATACTTGTATTCCAGTTCATTCGTTGGTAATCCACTTAACATCCATATCTCGCACTTGCACTTCCTATCCTTGTGACAAAATGCTATATGGAATTTCCTTTCACAATCTTTAAATTTGACCATAAAATACATCTTTAAAAATCTCCTTTTATCTTTTCCAGTTTCTTTTTGATTTCATACTTCTTGCTTATTATTAGCATCAAATCAAGCCATCTTTTCATTGTGTCTAGATTCAAATACTCTACTTTATATGTTCTATAATTTTCAATTTCTCCAGTTCTCATATAATTCTCTAATCTATTCTTTAAAATTATATCAATCCTTGTTTTATTATTATATGTACAATCTATAATCCAGTTCGTACAATCAAATTTATTATGCTGTGGCATCGCTATTGTGTATTCATCATCATACCATCTTTCAAATACATTGAATCCCAATGTCCTTGCATATTCCCTTAGTTCTATCAAATCTTTTTCAGTCATCTTTTTTAAAAATCCTTTTCTATCTTTTTCAACTTTTCCTTGTTTTTCCTTTCAATCATTTTCAGTTCTGCTTTCTTGCACCACTTAACATAAGTTTCCAATTTCTTGAACTTCAATTTCCTATCATTGAAAACATGCAGCCCATTCACAACACAACATAACTTGAATGTCATATCAATATCGCACCACCATAGACAACAAAAATTCTTACTATCTTCCCTATTCCCATAAACAATTTGCGGACAAAATGAATTATTTCTATTGTTATTTGGATTCAATAAATTCCATCCAGTCTTCAAACTCAATTCTATCAAATCTTTATGGTCAATCATCAAAAATCCTCATCAATCCTTTCCATTTTCTCTTTCATTCTATATTCCTTCATTTTAATTACTGCATCTTCCCATTGTTTCTTCAATTCT